TTAATTTTCTTTATCATCTTCATCTAATTTTAAGGCTTTTTCCATGTGGTCATCAAAAACTTTTACAACTTGATTACGTGATTTTTGAGTGACGTGTGCATAAATTCCTAGTGTAGTATTTATATTTTTATGACCTAATCTTTCTTGAACATCTTTCGGTGATACACCAGCTTCAATTAAATTTGTTGTATGTGTATGTCTAAAAGTATGTGGACGGAACTTCTTATATTTTATGCCAACGGCTTCACATGCAGCACGAAACCTTTTATAAACTAATCCATTTTTATAAGGATCTCCAAAGTGGTCACAAAATACAAATCCTTCATCGATGTATTGTTCACCAAACACTTCTTTAGTTTGTTTTCGTTTCTCTATTAACGCTTTTAATTCTACAGCAAGTGTTTCTGAAAATGAAACGATTCGACTAGTATTATTTTTAGGCGGTATCAGTTTGTGACCTCTTTTTTTATCATCTGGATTAAATAATGTTTTTGTGACACGTAATTCGTTTTTCTCGAAATCTATATCATTCATTTTCAAAGCCATTACCTCACCAGGTCGCATACCTGTATAATACATCGTAAGGAAGAATTCATAAGAATCTTTGTATTTATACCTATCCGACTTAAATTCCTCGAATATCGCGTTTGTATCTTCTTTAGAAATAGATTCCTCAAAGAACTCTGTGCTTTCTAAATCTTCAACGGTGACGAGAGGTTTAGGATACGAGCAGTTTAGAGCAGGATTTACGCTTATTATTCCGTTTTTTAAAGCGTAGTCCATTATTAAGTTTAAAGTCCCTTTAACACTCTGTGTGTACGCCTTAGAGTATATTCTTGTACCTAGCATCATTTCGTCTATAACATTCTGGCACATTTTATGATTTATCTTCTTAATTTCTATTTGATCAAAGAAATCGTACAACTTAACTAAATTTGTTTTTCTTGATTTATAAGTGCTGATTTTTTCTTTCTTTTTATACTCTTCCATGAATTTTTCTGCGACTTGTCTAAATGAAGGACTATTATTATTTAATGCACCAAAATGGCCTAAAGTAGCCATTCTCTTATCATATTCGGCTTCAGCACGTTTAATCGCTTCTCGTTTACTTTTATGACGCCTTGTTATCTGCTGTCTTTTGCCTGTAACTGGGTCGCGAGGGGCTTCTAAAGTAACTTTATACTTACCATCTTCTAACTGTTGAATATGCATCTTCTACACCCTTTCTAAGCCGACAAGCTTATTACTTTTTGCGCGATTGATTAACATTTCAACTCTTCTTGTCGCATGTTCTTGTGATACTCTGAAATAATTCATAATTGATTCCACGTCAAAAAGATTATATTCAACGATTAATCGTTCTGGCATCATGAAGAGTAGGGCGAATTTATCTGCTTCCGTTTCCTGCATGTAGTTATACGATGGATGCATTTGTTTCGAAACTCCTACGTGCATAAAATAATGGCCAAGTTCATGAGCGAATCTGAACCACATATCTTGCGGCGTACCGAATTTAATGAATATAACATCACATCCGTCCAACTTCATATAGCAGCTCATTTCGTGATTATATGCAATATGAAGATTATAAATATGAGCGAGAGCTTCAATACTTAAATCCTCAACTCTCTCGATAATATACGCTGTAATATCATTCACAAGTTCTTCAATTCTCATGTTATCTCCCCCAAATATAGAATATATGTTTGATTTTTATTAAAAATAAGAACGTATGTTCTATTTATCGTTTTAAAAATAGCCGACCAGTAGGATACTAGTGGTCAGCTAGTGTAGTTATTTAGAATATTTTTGTTCGTAATAGTTAATGGCGTCCAACTTTTGTTGAGCATCTTCGCCTTGATAAGTCCCATTTAATATCTGATTTCTGGTTTGAATTTCTCCTGAAGATAATCCGCCGGCATTTTCTCTCCATTCTTGGTTCGGCAAGTTCATATAAGGATTATTTGGATCATATCCAGAGTTATTATTGCTTTGAACTGTATTTTGACTTTCATTATTTGATTCAGTAATATTATTTTCTGTATTATCATCTTTCTTATATAAATGGTCATATTTAGCAGTTGATGGGTTATCTGGGTTAGGGTTACTTGAATAAACAGATTGCTCTTGACCGCTTTCAACTCTTAAAGAGCTTTCATAAGCTGCTGTCGCTGGACCTTCCATAACATTTCCTTGAGGAATCACTCCATTTTTAACTGCACTGTTATATGCCGCTATTTTATCTAATTCTGAGTAGTTATTTCCGTAAATGATTGTTTCTAAGTCAGAACGATTCGTCACATTACTAGTATTTATAGATTGATTTTGTTCAGTAGATGCAATTTCAGTTGTAGGCGCTTCAGTAGTTGGTTCTTCAGATGTTGGAGCTTCAGAAGTTACTTCTTCGTTTGTCTTTGCATCTTTTTGTTTATCATCTTTCTTTTTTGCATTATCAGTTTTTTTGTTTTCAGATACTGAAGATTTTTCTGTGTTTTTGGTTTGTTCTTTATTTTCTTCCTGACCGCAAGCTGTAAGTATAATACTTATAGATAATGCACTAACTAATAATTTTTTCACTTTTAAACTCTCCTAGTATATAAGTATTATTTTATCTGCAACTCAATAATTTGTTCTTCTGATAAATTCTCTCCGGTTTCATCATCGAAATAAGGCTTTGCTATATACGAAATAGAAGAAAGATCATCAACTTTAGTATCTTTTAGTTCATATACAATTTTACCAGTAGATTTAACTGGACCTTTCATTTCAACAACCAAATCTGAATCAGTTAAAAAACTTGGTTCTACTTGCTCGCCTGAACTTGTCATAAGTTCTGCTTGATCTGCATAATAGTCTGCAGGTGTATTGCCAGTATTCTTTAATGTGACATCAAGTATTACAATTTGTGCATTTTCTCCAGCTTTAGTACTACTAAAATTATACTCATTATCTGGTGTAACCTTAATTTCTCCTAATTCTAAATTGTTGATAGTTAATTCAGCAGGACCAGCCTGGATTACTTTATTAACATTAGTTTTTTTCTTTGATTTGAAATCATCTAACGGATTAAACGAAGAAGTATCTTCATCATTTTCATTATCATCAGTACTTTCTTCCATAGGATTGTCATCTCCTGCTAATAATTCTAGAGAATCATATTTTATTCCTTCTTTGTCCATAAAAGTTTTTAATTCGACATCATCTATATCTTTAAGTTGAGTTTCCATGTCATTGTTTAGCTCTTCGAATTTTTTATTTCCTTCTTCTTCGGACAATCTCCCGTCATCAACCTTTTTGATGACTTCAGAAGTGGAGCCTATAAACTTACCTAATACTTCACCAAATTTAACCATGCTTTCAGATGGTTTTTCGTATTTAACAGGCTCTTTGTTATTATCCAAGAACTTTTTGAAATCTTGAGCTGCAGACTCTACTTTATTACCGCTCTCCTCAAAGGTTGCTATAATACCTTGAGCACTTCCTGACTCTGATGATTGTTCGATATTCATAAGTTCTTTCGAATATGCGTCGATTGTTTTTTGAAACTCTTTTTTAACTTTCTCATCACTTATGTATTTTTCTTCTTTAGGTTTACTTGTTGTATTATTCTCTGGTTTACTTTCAGATCCACACCCTGCTAAAAGAAGGGTGATAGCAAATCCACTAGATAATATTTTTTTCATAATATTCCTCACTTATTTATATTTTTCAACACAAGATAGAATTACGTTTTTATGATTAAGTAAATCAAAAGGTTTATTGATATTGATAGTTGTTTTTTCTTCATCATTTAAAATGATTTTACTATTTTTACCTAGATAAGCTCTCACAATCCATTTTCTTATATTATTGTCGATTAAAATATTAAAATAACTTTGGTTGTCTCTGTAATATACTCTATCTGCAGAGATAACATCATTAAGAATAACCTTTATTATTGCATAGGTTTCTAATTCTTCTGGGGTAGTGATGATTTCTGGTTCTGATTTTTTTATTGTAGATGCGGTTTCGTCTTCGGCTATGTTATCGGATATATTAATCTTTGGGTTTGCTCCAGTATTATTAAGAGCAGCATTTAACTTGTCTGTTACCTTATCTTTTAACATTAAATTGAATGTATGTTTTACAGTTGGACTAAATCTATCAATTACAGCTTTTGTTTTTACACCTTCGTAAACATGATTAAGAATATGTTTTACAAATTCTTCATTCGGATTTTCTAGCTGTTCGTTTAAGTAATTTCGAATCAAGTTCACATATTTTAGTTCATATGCAGAACTTGAGATATTTTCAACATCAAAATTTTCTTTAGTAAACTTAAAAAGCTCTTTAATATGATTCTCTTTCAAGTTTAAAATATTAAAAATAAGAAAGGGTTTTGAATCCATTTTATTTGGCTCTTCTAAGTCAGTAAAAAATCTGTATTCGATACCATTTGTTAGTATTCCAAACTTAGAAGTGCTCGTTCCGAAGTATCTGAATAACTGAGAATCATGATTTGTTAATTTTTCGTTTATAGATTTACACTCAATTAATATCACTGGTAGTTCGTTATCTATAATTGCATAATCTACTTTTTCCCCTTTTTTTATGCCGACATCTGCAATAAATTCTGGAGTGAATTCTAACGGATTAAACACATCATATCCTAGCGCTTGAAAAAAAGGTAAAACTAATGCAGTCTTTGTTGCTTCTTCTGTATTAACGCTGTCTTTTAACTTTTCAACACGATTAGATAACAACTCTAAATTAGATGTAAACTTTTCCATTTAACCATCCCCTTATATTTAATTATAATTTCTTATTTCTCTTAGATCGCTCTACTAAGAAGGCTCCTTGTTCTAGCAGATTCTGAATAATTCTATCTTGTTCTTCTTTCGGTAGTTCATTTAACCCTTCGATATGGTTGAAAAACAAAGATTCAACTTTTACATTGTTTAACTTTTCTCTACCATGTAATGCATCTAAAGAAGTTTCGAATATATCTGCAATTTTCTTTTGAATATTAGCATCAGGAGTTCTTCTATCTTGCTCATAAGAAGCGTATGTTGTTTTTGCTACTCCTAGTTTTTCTGCCATTTGAGTTTGTGTATAACCATACTGCTTTCTTAATTTTTTTATATTCTGAGCAAACATTTATAACACCACCTATACTTCAATTATACGCAATATGCGTACATTGACTATAAAAAAACTTAAAGTAGTACAAAATGAGTATTTATTGTTGACAAAGTACGCACTTAGTAATAGTATATAAGTACGCAATACGTATTACTTGGAGGTGAGAAGATGAACACATTAAAATCATTGCGTAAAAAACACAATATCACTCAAGAACAGTTAGCAGATGCTGTAGGTCTAGCAACCACAACTATTTCAAGCTATGAAATAGGTCACAGAAACATTACTATTCCAGCTGCTATAGCCTTAGCTAAATACTTCAATGTTAATTGGACTATTTTTTTTGATGACAAAGTACTCGAAATGTACGAATTAAAACAAAATGATAACCAGGCAAGCGACCAAACTCACCTGGTATAAACCATCAATTACACGACCAAATGTAATTGTACGGTGTGACCAACACCGTAACTAAAGTATAGACCAAAAGCACGTAAACATTAAAGACCTAAAAATATTCAAGGAGAAAACAATTATGAAAACAAGTATACAGAGACATAGACAAAGAACTCGTAGAACTCAATCACAAGTTGCAGACATGTTACTTACTACCAAACCAAATATCTGCAATATCGAGAAGGGACGCCGCAATATCTCATCCGAAATCTTAATGACAAGTTACGAAAGAAGTGATGATCCAATTCTAATCAAAGAAATGTCATACGAATTCTCGAATGGATACACGACACCTGCACCATCAGAAGTAGTATTTGATGACCACCGTATATGTATAAAAGAGAGGATGCTTAATGAAATACGAGAAGTAATTGACGTTCTCAATCTCTATCGTATTGATAAACGTCCTGAATATTGCACTCAAGAAGACATTGAGAATGTATGGCGTATCGCTAGTGAAACGCAAGATGTGATTTTTGAAGCACAGGCGCTAATCGACAAAATCATTATAGATTACGAATTGAATCCACAAGAATTATCTAGAACAAGAAATCAGCGTTACAAAATGGAACGCAGAATCTGAAGGGAATGATTCCATGTTTGCACCAGAAGTAATTGATAATTTAACAGATGTAATCGCAGAACAGCTTGAGGACAAACTGACAAAGAAATATCATCCAACAGTTTCTAGAGAAGAAGCGATGGATCTTATAGGTTGTAGCGCTGGAGTATTCAATGAAATAAGAAAACGAGATGACTTTCAGTTCGTTCGTATTGAAGGAATCTCGTCACGTTACAGCACAGCAAACTTGATCGAATGGATTAACGGAAGGAGGAAGTGACATGAAGTATTTAGCGAAGTTATCTTATGCATCACTTTATCTACTTTGTACATTTTTCGCATGCTTAGTGGTTTTATTCCTAGCGCTAGGGTTTCAAATGCAACCAGCACCAAGATTAGGGTTAACGATGATTATTCAACTTTCTTCATTCTTTTTGCTTTCAACTTACAAAGATTTAAAGGAGGTGAGATAGATGAATAGTATTAAATATTTAATAATTCCAGGAACATTCATTAATAAAACAATCAGAAAGGATGAAGGAAATGAATACACTAATCAAAATCGAGAATAATTCAGAACTAGGTCCTGTAGTAAGCAGTAGAGCTGTAGCAGAGGAATTAGGTAGACAACATCAACATGTTAAAAGAGATTTGGACAAAATTTTAATGAGTCCAAATGTGGACGCATTAATTTTTAAGTCAGATTACAAAGATAGTCGTGGAAGAACTCAATCAGAATATTTATTAACTAAAGACGGTTTCATCTTATACATGTTCAACATCCAGGGTCACAATGACTTCAAAATGGCATATATCAATAGATTCAACGAAATGGAGAAAGCATTACAAAACAGATTACCTGGAACATACAAAGAAGCATTATTGCAGTTAGTTGAACAAGTAGAAGAGAACGAGAAACTTCAGCTAGAGAATACGATGCAGAAACAACAGATTGGGGAATTAAAGCCAAAAGCAAACTATGTAGACACGATTCTTAAAAGTAAGAGCTTAGTTACTATTAGTCAGATCGCAAAAGACTATGGTATGTCAGCACAAGAAATGAATAAGTTGCTGCAACGTTTCAAAATTCAGTATAAACAGTCAGGTCAATGGTTACTTTACTCAAATCATCACGCTAAAGGCTACACGCATTCAGAAACAACTGAAATCACACATAAAGATGGAAGTATTTCAGTGAGAATGCATACGAAATGGACACAGAAAGGTCGTTTATTCCTTTATGAATTCTTGAAACGCAGAGATATTATTCCTGTAATTGAATTTGAAAGCGAGGAAACTGCATGAAGTTACCTTACTGTAGGCAGGTAGAGTTCGTTAAAGTCGGAAGAGCATTTTTCACGCTTGATGAGTACTACAGATTGATAAAAGAATACGGACCGCATTGTGATGTTGAGTGGGAGTTAGAAAGTGATTGTGGAGTTGCTTATTTTACAGAAGTAGTCACTGTAGGAGGTGATAGAAATGCAGGATAACTTATCAGAGCTTGAGTACTTGGAAAGATTGTATTGTAGCGAAGAAGAGGATGAAGATAATTTGAATTGGAACTTAAATCATCAAGAAGATGTTTATCGTGATCGAGAGTTTAACACATAAAAAAAGCGCATATCAAGGATACGCGCATCAGATAACAATTCTAACTCATTATATCACATAAAGATGAAGGAGGAAATAACATGGCAGAGGTTTTAAACACAAAGGACATGACTCATGAAGAATGGCTGAAAGCTAGACAGGCAGGTATCGGTGGAAGTGATGCCGGAACTATTCTCGGAGTGAATAAGTGGAAATCTAAAACGCAGCTATTCTTCGAGAAGGTAAATCCAGAATTAAAGCAACAAGTTGACAACGAGTTTATATATTGGGGGAACGTCCTTGAAGATGTTGTAGCTAAAGAATTTGAAACAAGGACAGGTAAGAAAGTCAGAAAAAACAACAAAATGTTAAGACATCCTGAACATGAATTTATGTTAGCAAACTTAGACAGAGTAATAGTAGGTGAAAAGGCATTGCTCGAATGTAAGACTACTTCGCAATACAATATCGATCAATGGAAGGATGACGAGATACCAGCATCGTATCTTTGTCAGATTCAGCACTACATGGCAGTTACAGGATATGAAAAAGCATATATCGCAGTTTTATGTGGTGGTAATCAGTTCATTTGGAAGGAAGTGCCGCGTGACGATGAATTGATTGAAATTATCATCAATGCTGAAAAGGACTTCTGGTATAACAACGTTCTTGCAGGCGTTATTCCTGAAATAGATGGAAGTGATGCAACTAAAGATTTCTTGAATCATATGTATAAAGATATTGATGAAACCGAAGTTCAGTTAAGTGATGATGTCGAAACATTATTAACTGCATTAGAACAAGTTAAGCAAGAAGAAAAGGAACTTAAAGAACTTAAAACGCAGTATGAAAACAAAATAAAGCACATACTAGGCAACAACTTAGCAGGTAAAACAAGTGGGTATCAGATTACCTGGAAACCACAAGTAAGAAAGACTTTGGATACTAAGAAGATTCGAGAAATTTATGGAGAACAATTAGACCCTTATTACAAAGAAACAGAAACTAGAGTATTAAAAATCAAACAAATCAAAGGAGCGTAATAATTATGGCAACTACTGAATCATTAAAACAACAGGTACAAACTACACAACAAAATCAAGTGGCAAATCAACCGAAACCTCAGACGATTGAGGATTACATGAAGAAGATGGCACCGGCAATGGCACAAGCTTTACCAAAGCATATGGATATTGATCGTTTAACACGATTAGCAATGACAACAATCAGAACAACTCCTGCATTAAAAGATGCAGATGTAGGAAGTTTACTTGGAGCAGTGATGCAAGCAGCACAACTTGGACTAGAGCCTGGATTGATGGGTCATTGCTACTTACTACCCTTCAACAATAAAAATAAAGGCATTAAAGAAGTTCAGTTCATTATCGGATATAAAGGAATGATTGATCTAGCACGAAGAAGCGGTCATATCAAATCAATCTATGCACACGCAGTATATAGTAACGATGAATTTGATTATGAACTAGGATTAGAAAGTAAGTTAGTTCATAAACCAACGATGGAGCCTGATAAAGGAGAATTTATTGGTGCTTATGCAGTTGCACATTTTAAAGATGGAGGATATCAGTTCGAATTTATGAGTAAAGCGGACATTGAAAAGCGTAAAGGTAGAAGTAAAGCTGCTAACTCAAAATTCAGTCCTTGGACATCAGATTATGAAGAGATGGCCAAGAAAACTGTTGTTCGTCATATGTGGAAGTATTTGCCGATCAGCGTAGAAGTGCAGCAACAAGTTGCTTATGACGAAGGTACAGGTAAGGATATCAGCAAGATTAAAGACGTCACACCTGATGACACGATGCTTGAAGCACCAGACTATGAATTGCTGGATATCACAGATGAAAATACGGAGGGGTAAGACCCTCCATTCTTTTAGAAAGGAGTAAGTTAAATGGCAAAAAGAAAAAGCTTATCTAACAAAATTAGATTTGAAGTTTTTAAAAGAGACAACTTTACATGTCAGTATTGTGGTAATAAGGCACCTAATATCGTGTTAAATGTAGATCACATTGAACCGGTTGCTAAAGGTGGCACAAATGACATTATGAACTTAATAACTTCATGTTTTGAATGTAACAACGGAAAACGAGATAGAAAGCTAAGCGATACTGCAGTAATGGATAAACAGCATGATGAGTTGAAATTACTAAATGAGCGCAAACAACAAATTGAATTCATGATGCAATGGAAAGAAGAATTGCTAGATCTTAAGAATATTGAAGCGAAAAAAGTAGCAGAATATTTCGAGAGAGTGTTTGAATGCACTGTCGAAACTCAAGGGCTTAAAAATATCAAATCTTGGCTGAGAAAATACTCAATGCAAGAATTGATGACTGCAATTGATGCAGCTTACGATGTTTACTATGACAAAGGAATTCAAATAGCTTTTGAAAAGGTTCCACGCATCGCATACTACAACAGGAATCCAGTAAAAACTTATATAAGAAATGCCAGTTATATCAGAGGGATTTTGAAGAATAGAGGACTTTACTACAATGATCGTCAATTAAAAGAACTAATGAAAGATTGGTATGAGCAAGTTGATGATGAACAGTATCAAGAAGTTATAGATGCTGCAGTTAATTCAACTAGTTGGACAAGATTCAGGGATGAAGTTCTAACCTTGATAGAGGAGGTTAAGGAATGAGTACACACAGATATTTGAATGTTAGCTTTTGGCAAGATGCATTTGTTTTAGATTTAACACCAGAAGAAAAGTATTTCTATATCTACCTGATGACTAATAGCAAAACGTCTCAGATAGGGATATATGAATTGCCTTCTAGAGTTATCGAACTAGAAACAGGTTACAATCGTGAAACTGTTGAGAAGTTATTAACTCGTTTCATTGAATACGGAAAGATTGAATATAACCAACCAACAAAAGAAATATATATCAGAAATTGGGCCAAATTTAATTGGAATAATTCAGAAAAGGTTATCACGCGAGTTAAGGCTGATCTGGAGAACGTAAAACATCAACCATTTGCAATAAAGTACGTTGATTATGTTAATTCTCTAGAGAAAAACAATAAAGTTATACAGTATCCATACAGTATAGATAGTCTATGGAATAAAGAAAAAGAAAAGAAAGAAAAAGAAAAGGAAATTAAAGAAAAAGAAAACGAAAGAGAAACAACTCGTCCTTCGTCATTCGATATCTTCGAAAATGGAGGTTATGGCTACCTCGATCCAATTACAATGCAGAAGTTATTTGCTTGGATAGATGATTTTGGAGATGAAGGAGACTCTATCGTCAGCAAGGCATTAGATGTAGGTATTGAAGCAGGTATTAAAAACTATAAATATGTGAATGGCATATTAAGAAATTGGCATAACAAGGGATTTAAGACAACAGCTGAAATAGATGCTAATGAAATTGCTAGACAAACTAAAGATAACAATCAAGTTAAACCTAATGTACAGACGACAAAACGCTCACCTGAAGAAATCGCAAGACTTAAGGAACGTAACGAAAGAAATATGAGACAGATGTTAGGCGGTGAAGATGTTGAAATCATTACTGAATAGTGAACTTATGAAAGCAGTAGCAAATCGAGGTATTCCAGAAATCGAAGAGGAAACATGTGATAAATGCGGTACAAAGAACACATATAAAATAAATGATGATGGAACACGTGAGCTAGTAATCAAATGTGACTGTCACCTTAGGGAATTAGTGAGAGCAGATAAGAAACGAATGCAGCAAAAAAAGATTAACTATTACTTCAATCAGTCGTTGATTAATCCGGATCTAAAAAAGGCATCATTCAAAAATAATGATATCGATCTCGAAAAAGCAAGTCCTGAGATATACAACGCTTATAAAGTAGCATCTAACTTTTGTAAGGAATTTAGCAAACAAAATCCTAAAACGATAGTTATTCAAGGTGATACAGGAACAGGCAAGTCATTCCTTGCATTTTCAATAGCTAGATATTTGAAAGACAAAGGTAATACAGTGCTTTTCATCGATAATGTTGAGCTTTTATCACTCATCAAAGCATCGTTCAATAAAAAGAATGATGATACAGAAGAAAAAATCATGCGATTAGTTAGTGAAGTAGATTTATTGGTCCTGGATGATGTAGGTGCAAACAAGCAAACAGACTGGGCATGTGAGAAGTTGTATGAGATCACAAATAAGCGCCAAGGCTTGAATACAATCTATACAACGAACTTAGACATCATTAATGAAATGCCATCAGATTTTATGCTGAAACGTGCTTATTCAAGAATATGCAATGGGGCAACGTTTTTAACATTAGATGGTGCAGACAGAAGAATGCAATAAACATACAAAAGGAGAAGTGAAACGAATGGAACTTAAGGAAATGAAAGAACTTGTGAAAAATGAAGGTAATTTTAAAAGCCGAATGTATAAAGGTATCAGATATGAAATTGTTAGATATGAACATCTAGGTCATTTATGTGGTTACTTGCACTACATTCCAAAAAATGATGAAGAAAGAGATGTAATAGATTGCATTTTTCACAGAGGAATCACTTATGAGAATGATGGTGTTATCGGATTCGATTGCGCGCACGCAACAGATTTATCACCAAAGAAAATCGAAATGGACAAAAAATTTGGTTTAGGTACACCAACATTTCTAAACCCTAAATATAGAACGATGCAGTATGTTGAAGATATTCTTAAAAGAACAATCGACAAGCTAGTTGATAGAAAAAGCGAAAAACAAGATTATAAATGGGATTTTGAGCAGTTAGAACAAATTAAAGATCAACAAAAAGAACAATCGAAAGAACAAGCGATTAAGGAATATGCAAAGCTACTTCATGATGAAAACTTTGTAGTTGTATCAAACGAAAGATTGCAGGAATTGAAAATGAAAGAACGTATGCTAAGTGAAATAGCTGGCGGCATGGTTTCTGTATTAGAAGATATTACGGAGGTGATCAAGCATGACTAAAGAACAAATCATGAGACGACTCAACTGTACAGAACGATATGCACAACACATGATTGACTGGGCTTCAAACGAATTAGAGTTACGTGTTCTGGTAGCACAAAAGGACCATGAGTTACAAACTCGAAAGAGGATTGAGGAATATGGACCAACAGAAACTGCGACAGCTTAGGACTAAAGTTAAGGAATTAAAAGTACAGGTCGTTATTGCTAGGCATAACGTGAGGGCATCAGAGGAGGATGTCGACAGATTACAGTTTCTTGATTTTGCAGATTCAATGATTAAACAAATTAATGAAGTGATGGAGGAAATGAAATGATTAACAGAGTAGTACTTACGGGGCGATTAACAAAGGATCCAGAATTCAGAGTAACAACATCAGGTGTTTCAGTCGCAACATTCACATTAGCAGTAAATCGCATGTTTACGAATGACCAGGGAGAAAAACAGGCAGATTTTATTAACTGTGTGACTTTCAGAAAACAAGCAGAAAATGTTAACAACTTCTTAAGTAAAGGCAGTCTGGTCGGTGTTGACGGAAGATTGCAATCACGCAGCTACGATAATCAACAAGGACAACGTGTATTCGTAACAGAAGTGATTTGTGACAGTGTTCAGTTCCTTGAACCAAAGAATAGCCAAAATCAACAAAATAACAGCGTACAACAAGCGAATCATACTCAGACGAATAACAATAACCAAAATAACCAAAACGTCAACAGAGGGCAAAATAACGCAAATAACGGATACTCGCAACAGCATGAAAATCCATTTGCTAATTCAACTGGACCGATTGAAATTTCAGAATCTGACCTTCCATTCTAAAGGAGTGAGTTTATGTCGAAATTATGTGTGATAAGTGAAGAAGTGAACGCTAGTGAGGATAAATTTTTTGAATATGAAAAATCAAGAGGAAAACCATTACCAACTAGAGAAAATTGTTGTAGAAGTTGTGCAGCTATGAATCTGTATGGTGAGATATCTATCGCTTTAAGTAGACAATCAAAGGATGTACAAGATGAAGTGGCGAAAAGATGGTTTTGTCATGACGCCCCTAATAAAGCTTGTAAAGGGATTAGAAATTATCTCGATAAAATCAACAAGGAGTGATTCAAATGTCAAAATCAGAAGTCTATTACTTGAATTCAGATGTTACAAAGCACTTTGATCAGCACTTTAAAGAAGCGGGATTCTATTCAGAAGAATATGCATTACAAGAATACCTATTGACCAAAGGTATTAAGGGATACGTCACACTCATGACCAGAGAAAAAGGTGGCATAAAAATAAAGATGTGCATCGACAGAGATGATAAGACCAACAACAAGTTTAATGTTAATCAACTCAATCACAATATAAACCATGAATTATATGACCAAGGAGTGAACTTATGAGTTTACTAAAGAGATTCAAACTTTATGACCAGAAGAAAGAATGGACAGTTACAGTAATTCCGCTAAGTGGACGTGATGGTTACAGACTTATTGGAATAGGAATTTTGAAACATATACAAAAAGAAGTTACACGCGAAGAACTACAGGAGTTTATCAATATCCATAACTTGATGAGAGAAGAAGAGTTAGGACAAATTGATATCTTTCAGATTTTATGAAAATAAAAAAGATTAGATGTGAGTTATTCGTATACGAGGTCGGCATCGATGATGTCGCTCGTATCGAATTAACAGATCATGGTTCAGATAAAACAATTATTTATAAAGTCGTGAAAGAAACTAAAGAAGAAACATACGCAGGTATGACAATACCACACACAGTTGAATATGAGTAAGGGGAGATACTTATGAAAACTACACCGATGGGACAATATTGGATAGATAACAAACACCGTTCAAAGGTTAGTTACAACGCTTATAGAGAGCGAGTAATCAAAAGAGGTATGACGTTTGAAGAAGCGATAACAAGTCCTAAAGAAAGATTTAACAATACTTCTGATGAATATAAAAAATGGAGCGATATAGCAGTTGAAAATGGCATCAACAAGAACATATTCTGGCATCGTCATTTCACTTTCAAATGGTCGCTGAAAAAAGCAGCAACAACACCGATACGAAAGAGAAGAACTGTGGATAGCGGTAGACAGACTGTTATTCGAATGATTGAAGCAGGCGCACCTATTCCGAAGAAATACATTGAGCGTTATCCGGATCTATTTAACGCTAGGACAGGAGCCTGATTATGCAGTATGGAAATGTGAATATTGGTGCAAAAGTCAGATGGATTAGAAAACATAAAAGAATGTCACAACGTGAATTTGCTGAATCTATAGGAATATCTAAGAGTTATCTCGGCGATATCGAACTTAACAGAAAACGACACTTTACAGATACATTGAACAGTTTGTGTAAGAAATTAAATATGACAATCGATGAACTGATAAACATCGATGAGAATGGAGAGATTTAATTATGGCAAAGACATTAAAAGGTTTAGTAATAACAGAGGTTGATCAAATCATTCATGAAACGAAAACACTAAAAGAAGCAGCAGCTAAAATTGGTGTGGCATATCAAACGTTACTGCAATTTAGAAGTGAGAATATGAAAGAATTCAAAAAGTTAAAGGCAGAAAGAGAGCAGGGGCTTATTGTTGATGAAGTGCCAGTAGTTAAGACGAAACCTGTAGAAAAAAAGAAAGAGAAGTTAATTGATTCAGAAGTCTTTAAGAGTGTTAAAGAAAAAGTGCAAAAAGGAGCAAGCACTATTCCTGTTAATGATGTGGTTGATAAAGCAGAACATCAGAAGATTGTGAATGACCTTAAGAACAAATTAGAAGAGCTTCAAAAAGAACATAATAAGAGCAACGAAGAAGTCATCAAACTGAATGCTGAGAGAAACGATTTATTGAATCAAATCAGACAGCACATTGAAAAAGCAGAGAAAAAAGACGAAGAACTACAGTTAAAAGAACTTCAAATCAAAGCTAAAGAACGTGACATTAAATCATTAAAACATTCTTATGATCGTTTAGATAAAAAGAGTGCAGACGCATTAAAAATGAACGACAGATTCTTAACATCGAAGTACGAGAAAGAATTAAATCAACACAAACGCACGATTGAAGTATCAGCTGAAGCGAACAAGAATTTGAAAGAATCGTTACAACGAGCGAATGAAGTGATTAAAGAGCAGCAGGATAAAGAAACAGAGTTAGTTACAAGCTATGAAAAGCAGTTAGAAGAGAAACAAAACACTATTCAAAAGCTAGAAACTGATTTTGAAACGTTGGAAAAATCATATGAAGCATTGATGTCGAAAACTGATAGTGTTTCAAACACGAAATGGGAAAAAGGTCCTCGTTTAACCCTCAATATTGATAGAAATAAATTAATCCAATCTCAATTATTAAGCGAGATCGAAAATAAAGAACTGGCTATAAAAAACATCAATCCACCATCGCATTATGCTCCAAATGGATTAGGAACAGATGTAATCGGATTCCTGGAATCTCAATTCAGCTACGAAGCGTATAAAGGTTTCATGATTGGTAACATCATCAAATATGCGACAAGAACAGGTCGTAAGGATGAAGAAATCAACGAACTTAAAAAGATTGTGGATTATGCAGACAGAATAATCAGCTTCTTAGAACGTGATAACAAAGTCGCTGATGCGAGATGATTAAGTTCTTAAGTTATAGCAAGTGGAGACAACTCTTCAATCATTACATGCGAAATAATTGGGAGACTGATAGTACTGATAATCATTTCGGTACTATCTACTTCTCAGTTGATGCAGACGAAGAAAAGGGAGATACCTATGTCGCATTAGATGTTGGATCAGAAGTCTATGTTGAGGAATTCGATTCAATGAACGACATGGAACGATTTTATAAGAATAAAGCTGATTACGTACCTGGGTTACAGGTAACTATATTTGATTACTGAGGTGCTACATGGATAAGTATAGAGACATGATGGTAGAACATGGCACAGGATTAAGAAAGCAACACACAAATTACGGGTTCAAAGGTTCAGTTAATGAGTTCCTGGAATCAATTAGAAAATACAATAGTCCTTTTATTCAAGTATTCGAAAGAATTGATGGAGAGTTGGTGCTGCTATGGTCTAAAGATAATAAAGGAATGCTACAGCAAGGAGAACAGATGGAGTTATTTTAAGGAGGAGAAAGTATGATACCGAAGTTTAGGGTTTGGGAACACGATGTTAAATTCATGAATGACCAAGTTAGGATAACTTATAACCGCTTTGGAGATAATAAGATTTTTGTTGAAGTAACAGAGGGGTTTGGTTGGAAAGATGTTGATGAAAAATATCTCATGCAATTCACAGGACTTACTGATAAGAATGGTAAGGAGATTTTTGAGGGAGATGTAGTGAAATTCTTGATTGAACATGATGGATTAAATCAACCACTACGCAATATTAAGTACGAGATTGTTATTGAAGATGGGGTTACTTTAATAAAGAACGCAGAACATAAATTAGTATTAAGTATGGTAAAAGAAGATATGGAAATCATCGGAAACATTCATGAGCATCCAGAGTTGTTGATCCAACCTAACGAATAACCTAGAGTAACCTAAATTAAAAATCACAAGGAGGAAATGAGAGATGAGTAAAGACAGAAAAGAATATTACGTACTTTCTGTACCATACGATTCAGCTTACGGAATTTATGACACGTTTCAGCAAGCATTAGAAGAAGGAAACAGGCCTGAAAATGAATGGCTTAAATTAATACTTTATAAAACTAAAATGAACAGAGCATTGAAAAGTGAGGACGTAATAGGACGATTCAGAGATGGAAAGTATATAAGTTCAGAAGAGTAAATCACAAGGAGGAAATGATAGTGCAAGAATGGAAAAAGAAGCTTAATACAGACGATTTAAATTCGCAAATTAGTTATAAGAAATCACAAGGAACAATCGATACAAAGGATATTTCAGACGGTTACCACACGTTCGGTCAACTTTACCACGATAGAGCAGTATTGTTTGCAACTATTTGTAATACATACAAGGACAAAGCGTGGAAGTCAAAACAGCATCATGATGGAACAATGTTTGGAGAACCTGGTGAAATGTTCATAGTTGGTGTAGAAACACCACAAGGACAATATACTTATCATTATCATACAAATGAGTATTGGGATATGTATAAAGTTAAAGAACTAGAGTTTGCACCTGAATGGGACGGACATACACATGAAGATATTGATAGGTTATTTGGTTTGTTAGGTAATTAACTCACGAAAGGAGAGAGGAATTGTGGATTATGAAAAGATGTGGAATGAGTTGAAAGATTTTGTTAGCGAAGAATATCGCAAAACTTCAATTATGCAAGAAATTTACGCATATTACGAGGTTATCAAAGAGATCGAACAACTCGAAAAGGAGAATGAGGGATGAACAATCTAAAATATAAAGTTGTTTGTAATGCGCCAAGCAAAGTGCAAGAAATTATAGATGACATAATAAAAGACTTTGAAATTGTAGAAATATCTATAAATCCTATTGTTTTAGAAGGACCCTTTGAAAATAACATAGTTTTATCTGGATATGTAAGTTATACAGAAAAGGAGAATGACAATGATTAATGTAGGGGATATATTGGCAGATGATTATGAAACATACTTAGTGAAAGCACTTAACAAAACGAGAACTCATGCAATTTTGAAATGCGTTAGTGAAGATAGTATTCCAGAAGAAAGTTATCCAATCACTTCTTTAGATACAAAAGGTAGTGCGATTATGGGCTGTGACTTAGGAAACACTTATAACGAAATAAGTTTCTTAGCACATGAGTGGTTCATTAAGTATGAACAACAAAAACAACGTGCTGATGAACTTGAAAACACGTTAGCATACATCAAATCACACCTAGACAACTTATGGTACAACGGAGACGCATCTGAACACGAGTATGCAGCTAATACACTTAAGTATATTGAAAGTTTACAGGAGAACAACAATGCGTGATCCAAATAAAATATTACACGATTTCGAGGCTACTTTAAAACAACAGAACGAGAAAGGGATAGCAGAATATGGTCAATCCCTATCACGTTCTACACTATCTGTCAAAGAACTACTCGACTACGAACTAGATGAGCTGGTAGATAGTATTCAATACAACAGAGTAGCAAAGCAACGCACATTACAAGCAGTCGCATTGTTAAAACAGGAACCACCTGATGTAGAGGGTGCGATTAAATTATTGGAGGGGTAACCTATGAGATATAAATTCAGTATTTGGCAGGTATATTACAACAATAAAATGTTAGTAGCAACGTTTGAAACAAAACAACTCGCTTTACGACATGCAAGTAAGATAAATAACGGTGGTAAGCAGTTAGCTTATGTGAGTGAAATTAAAGTGTATGGAGGGGAAAGAGATGATAACTAAAATCAGAGCATGGGATAAAGAAGAAGAAAGTTGGATTGATATAAAATATTTAGGGATGATTGAGGGAGAAATAACAATATTAGAATCGTGGGATGATGATTTACCTTATTTTATAGAAGACTTGGGTAAAACATGGGAACTCATGCAATTCACAGGACTTACTGATAAGAATGGTAAGGAGATTTTTGAGGGGGATGTAATCAGAATCGAACATCCTTTTAGAGGTAGCACACATATAGGTGAAGTGATTAAAGAAGCATACACGTATAACGTTAAAGATTTTTACTTTAGTCATTACGATATCCCTGGTGATGCATTTAGTGAAGGTACTGAGTACATGGAAGTCATCGGCAACATTCACGAGCATAGTCACTTATTAGATGATGGAGGGAATTTATAATGATTAAAATGACAACGGAGTTATTCGAGAAGTTCAGCAAGAAACAGGAAGAGTTAGATAGCATGATTAGAGAGAAGTTAAATATAACAGAACAACAATGGGAAGAAGATTACGAATTCGAGCATAACGCAGCTTTGAAAGTGGAGATACATGAATTTTTCAATGAGTGTCATGATTTGTGGAAATATTGGAAAAAGAAAGCTATCAATCCCGATAGAATTATTGAAGAAGCTGTAGATGTTATCCATTTCTTGCATTTAATTATTAATAGAGATGATAGATTTGTTCCATCTTTCAATGGTGCAAGAGGATTTCATGTTAATCATATCAATATTATGCTTAATTATATTGAGTGGACCTCAGAAGAAAAATATCCTAGTGAAGCTATACGTATTTTAATGGGAGATTCTAAATTACTTTTAGGGAGCGAAAACATTTTTAAAGGTTTCTATAATCAAAATGATTTGTATACTTACTACGCTGCAATATTATACATTCTCGACCATTACACATTCACTTTAGACGACATCGAGAAAGCATACGACAGAAAGAACGCAGAGAATCATGCAAGACAGAATAGAAACTACTAAGGACAAAGACATCTATAAACGTATTAAAGAACTTCCTAGGAGGTAGAAATGCAAAAGAAGACAAGTCAACGTAATAGAGGTAAATACCTCGAGACATTAATCGAACGATCCAATATTCAATATGACTTAAAAGGTATAGCTACAATCAATAAGATTCCAACACCGATGACACATAGGAGTAAGAATGGAAAGATATTTGATGCCAGGTATACTAAGAAATCAACAGTCGACTTTATTGGCATTCATAATGGAAAATTTATCGCATTCGATACAAAGCAGACATCACTGACCAATCTGCCATTTAAGAATATCGAGCAGCACCAGATCGAGTACTTGACCAAGACTCATGAAAAGGGTGGCATTTGCTTTATTCTTATCTTATTTACGAAGTTTAACGAGCTATATAGATTAGACATCCAAGAACTAAAGGAGCTCAAGGAAACGTTAAATAGAGCCAGTATTCCATATGCCTGGTTTAAAGAAAATAAAAGACCAATCACAAGTAATAACGGAATCATCTACAACTACTTATAAAGGGGAACAATAAACCATGACTTATACGACCAACCAAATTGTAAGAATGATTAAGGATTATCAGATGAATGTGAAGGTAGTAGCTAAACTTAGAAAGGAATACATTGAGGATGTGTGCGGAGCTAATATATCTCAGTACGGAATTGAAGCAACAATGCCCAAACCACAAGGACAGACATCTGATCCAATACTTAGAGAAGTGCAAAGATTAATGAAGCAGGATACAGTAATTGCTAAGTATGAAGCGAAAGTGAGATACATCCAAAACCGTTGGGACAGAATAACTGATGAAAAACAAGCGATGATATTTAACATGGTATTGTCAGGTGTAGCATACGACAAGATTGCAAAGACTGTTGAACTATCAGCTCAAAGAATACATCAAATCATCAATGAAATTGCAGAAATATTAAAAGATTGATATTTTCCCTCTAGTGAAAGCTAGGGGGATTTTGTATGATTATAAGAAAAGGGTGAAAAGATGGAAAAGAAATTAAGAATCGTTTTAATGAGTACGTTGTTGATATCTTTAGTAGTAGTCACGTATTTTATTATATTTAATAGCTTCGTCGACTTGTTTGGATTAAACTTAAGAAATACTTTAGCAATATTATCTAGTATTTTAAATCTATCCGGAATACTAATTGCTGCAAGTGTTGCAATATATGTAATGAATAAGAATCATAGAGAAGCGGTAAATTTAGAAGAGTATCGCATAAAACTTCAAGAAGAAATAGAAGAACGAGAAGTTATAAGTGCATTAACACATATTTTATACATATCACATCCTTTATCTGGATCATTTCCTACAAGTGTTATATTAGGTGATAAAGAAAAGGAATTTGTTAAAGATCAGGTAGAAGCAATCGAAAACAATACTAGGATATTAATTAGTAAGACGAGGAATAGAGATGATAAAAAGTTTAAAGAAATTACAGATGTATCCTTAGCTATCTTAGGTGATTCTCTATTATTGAAATTACATTTAGTACATGGCGAATTATCAGGAGAGACAGTGTATTTTTATAGTAAAGACATATACTTACAAGCTCTTAAATACCTTGAGAATAAAGAGAGTTTCCCGTATAAAGAAGTAATCGAAAACTTAAAAAGTCTATAAACATTTTATAAACTTACAAAACTTACAAATTTACATATCGTGACATAACCTATAATTCTAATTTAAAATGGGAGGTAGGTCGGAGCGTAGTACACTACAATTAATCAAAAACTTGTTTTTGTACCTCGCACTGCATGAACCTAGCGGTTCTTCGTTTACTTTGCCATGAGTAATCTCCTTTCAAAGAATATGTATGGAAACCATCTAGTAATTTCTAGGTGGTTTTTGTATTATTAATGTATACATGTAAAGGGGATGAAGATGATGAACGATAATATAAAAGGAAGCTATCAGGTATATGTATATGGTGATAATAAACCGATTGATGCAAATTTAATACCTATGAAGATATTAGAGAATGAGTTTCGTGTTACTCCATTGCAAAGTGGTTTAGGAATTGATTACGATGAATATAAGCGAGATTCATTATTATTTTGGATTGAGGACATGATGTACACTTATCCAAACGATAAAATATACGTAAAATTTTACGAAATAACTACAACTAAAAATTTAAGACGAGATGTAGAATATTGTGTAGAAAATTTTGATATAAACAAATTAAGTTTTAAGTTAGTATGATGCACACTCACTTATGTGGGTGTTTTTTAATGCAATAAAATAAATAGAGTTTAGTAACGTAAAGGTTGTGAGATATGAGATGAACGAGATTGAAGTTGTTGATGATGCATGAGTACAAATTGGGACGCAGTAAAAGAAGATTATGACACAGGTAAGTTTAAGCTTAAGGATTTAGCTGAAAAGCACGACATTAAATTAGGTACATTGAAATCTAAAATTAGTCGTGAAGGTTGGAATAAGGTTGCAACCAAGCAAAAGGATGCAACTAAGAAAGTTGCAAAAAAGAAGCATCCACAAGATACAACAGATATAAGAAGAAAGAGTGGGAATCCTAATCCACCTAATCAGTTCACAGAACGGAACAACTTTGCTGTGAAGCATGGATTACTGAGTAGGTACATTCCTAAAGAGACGATGGAGCTTATGGGCATAGCTGATTCAATGGATGCAGCAGATATTATATGGGCTCAGATACAAATACAGTTTGCGGCAATAATAAGAGCACAAAAAGTAATGTGGGTAGAAGATGCTAACGATCATACGAGTGGAACAACTGGTGTAAGCATGGATGGTGAATCTATGAAAGTTGCATTCGCTTATGAAAAGTATGCATCTTTTTTAAGTGCACAATCACGAGCAATGGCTGAACTAAGAAGTGCACTGAAACAATTCTCATTACATGCAGCTGATGATGATTATCGTAAGTTGCAAGTTGCAGTTATGCATGAACAATTAACGCAGATTAAGCAACAGAATGAGAATGGAGCACAATCTGATAAACCATTAGAAATCTTAATCACAAGAAAAGAGGGACGAGAATGACAGAAGCTGTTCAGTTGAATAAAGAAGTTAATCCTCGCTTTGAAGAATTCTTGTTTGATTGGAATCAGAAGTTTCAATTCCTTGTTGGTGGTTATGGTAGCAGTAAATCATATCATGTTGCATTAAAGATCATTCTTAAATTGATATCTGAGAAGCGGAAAGCGTTAGTTGTTCGTGAAGTATTTGAGACTATTAGAGATTCTTGTTTCTCGCTCTTTGAAGAGATCATATACGACTTAGAACTGAATACAAAAGGTGTAAGGCTTACTACAAGTCCTATGAAGATAACATTTCCGAGTGGAAGTCAGATTATTTTCAAAGGAATGGATAAGCCGGGTAAATTAAAATCGATTAATGATATCTCGCTGATTTGGTTAGAAGAGTGTTCAGAGATAAAGTATGCAGGATTTAAAGAGTTAATTGGTCGTTTAAGACACCCACGATTAAGAAACTACATGATATTGTCTACAAATCCAGTGAGTAAAAGTAATTGGACATATTTTCATTTCTTTATCAACAAAGATGCGAAAGTCATAAAGTTAGATGATTACCGTTTATACAAAGAAAAGACAATCGTTTTAGGAGACACCTACTATCACCATTCAACAGCTGATGATAACTACTTTTTACCTGATGATTATATTGCACAGCTTGATGATATGAAAAACTATGATATTGATCTACATCGAGTTGCTAGACTAGGACAATTCGGAGCAAATGGTAAGAAGGTATTACCTCAATTTGAAGTCATGGCACATGATGAAGTAATGAAGGTTGTTGGACGTACGCCATCAAGATTATTAAAGAATGGTCTCGACTTTGGTTTTGTTACTTCTTTCAACGCGTTATCACGAATGGCCATAGATGAAAAGAATATGTGGTTATACATTTATGATGAAGTCTATACGAAAGAGCAAGATGATGAAGAACTGTACCAGGAGTTAGCTTATCTAGGCAGAACGCTTATAAAAGCTGACCATGAGGACAGCACAATCAAATATTTAAACAAAAAAGGTATGAATATAAGAAAAGCTAAGAAGTATGCCGGTTCACGTGCCGAATACACAAAGAAGGTGAAACGGTTCAAACGTATTATATGTTCAGATAAATGTGTCAATCATATAGATGAGCTGCAAGACTTAACATATAAGACCAATAATAACGATGAAATTATTGAGGACGAGTTCAATATTGACCCGCATACATTCTCAGCTATGTGGTATGGGCTCGATGATTATGATGTAGTAGTTCCTAAAGGGGATTACATAAGACAACAAAGCGCATGGTAAAGGAGGGCGACAATGAACGAGTGGAAGAAGTTTGATAAAGAAGTAATAAAAGAAAAGCATGACGATATGTATTTCTATCGTGACCTATACGACGGAAAACATGCGAGCATCTTTCCTAGAGCTAAAGAATTAATTAGTAAAGGCGAGATAATCGATATTTTGCAATATGGAGAGTATAACGCTAAGAACGTAATGACACCTTATCTTATGTTGAATATCTGTAAAATTATCGTTGATACACCTTCGCTGTTAATCAGTCGAGGGATTGGTAAGGTTAAGACTAACTTTCCGAATAAGGAAGAGTTAGCAAATGACACAACGACAGAAGAAGCGAAAATGATTGAGGGAACAGTTGATAATTCATACAACAGTGAAGTCATCGACTTGCAGCAAGAGACGATAGACCAGATTGTTAAGAACTCAAAGATTGATCACAAGATGAACATCACTCAATTATTAGTTGATGGTGGAATCGTAGCTGTACCTTCTATGATTAATGGACAGTTAAAGCTGATGTTCAAGGAGCGTAATGTTTATTATCCTCATGATGATGGACATGGATATGATTTAGTATACGAATTACCTCAGACTGAAGAAGAAAAAGAGTCAGCTATTGACTATGTTCATGTTTATACAGAACGTGAAGATGAAGATAGACTACTTACAATTAACAAACTATTTAAGCGCAATGGAGAGTCGCAACTTGAAGAAGTTGAAGATATAAGCTTTATTCAAGATAAATTAGGTATCGAAAAACTATATCAAGAGTTTGAAGGTCGTAAGCGTTCGTTTATAGCTTATCTTGCGAATAATGCAACGTTCTATAATAAGCTAGGTTCATCTGAACTTAAAGGATTAGCAGGACGACAAGATGAAGTAAACTGGACCTTAACAAGAGCATCACAGACATTTGAGCGTAATGGTAAGCCACGTATCAGTATTACAAGAGAAACAATGGATACGTTACGAAGAATTGCAGAAGATAGATATGGCGATGAAAACAAGATTGATCATAGAGACCTTGAGATACAAGAAATCGGAGAGAATGGTCAAGTCATGCAGATACATCAGATTGATGTCGATAAGATAGGTGATATGGCATATCTTAAAGATATTATTAGAGGGATGCTTGCAGAAACGCAGACATCACAAGCAGCAATGGAATTTGTAAGAACAGATACTGCAAGTCCTCAGTCTGGTGTTGCAAAGTTCTATGACTTACTTATCTCATTGATGAAAGCAGAGCAAATTAGAAATGATTATGTTGAATTCCTTAAGACGTTATTCGAGAGTGCCTTATGGTTAGCGAATAAAGAGAATGACAGCATCATCATTGAAGAGCCTAACATCACAGTACAAGCGATGATTCCGGTACCTGAAAAAGAAGTCACTGATGCGAATATTGCGAAGTACAATGCTAAAGTTCAGTCGCTTGAAGAGACAGTGAGACTCAACAACCCTGATAAGACAGATGAATGGGTGTATGAAGAGGTTGAACGTATCAAATCAGAATCGACATCACAAGATAGTATGAGTGTTCTGAATGGTAATAATACGTTGAATAACTTCTTAAACAATAGGCAACCTGATGGAACGCCACTCGATGAACTAGGAAATCCAATCAAGGAGTGATGATTTTGCAAATAATTAAAGCTAGAAAAAAACCGGTAGAAGTAGATGTTTTGCATTATTTAGGGCCTAATTATGAAGAATTGATAGATTTTTGTGGGGACTTTATCGTAGAAAGATTAGAACAAGTTTCTCCTAATTCTATGGAGATTGAAACAAGATACTACATTAAAACCCTTGAAGGTTATATGAAAGTAAATATCGATGATTATATTATCAAAGGAGTTAAAGGAGAGTTCTATCCATGTAAATCTGATATATTTTTAGAAACATATGAAGTATTTTAATAAGGAGTGATTAGATGAAGAAAAATTTATTTACAGTCAAAAATACAGTGGCTTTCGGTGACGAGTATATTCAACCTGGAGAGCCAATTGAAATATATAAGCTACCATATCCCGTTATTTTAGATAATAAGAAATTTGATTATAGAATGATAAAAGCAGAAAACTCTAAATGTCATCAATTATCATCTAAAGAATCAATTATAAAAAATGTAGTACCTTTAAAAATGTTTAAAATTATGGATTATATAATGTTGTTTTTGCTGTTATCTTTTAAAACTCTTAAAAAGAAATGAGGGGCAGTAGATGAACGCTGAACAATTAACATTGCTGATTGATGAATTGAAGAAGCACATTGTATCACTCCTGCATAATACTGATCATTTAAAAGATAGTGATGTACAAAAAACATTACTGACAATCAATAAAATATTTGATGAACTAGGACTTACTGTTCAAGAGGTGTTACCAGTTGAATTAGCGAAGTCCTATTTTATTGCGATTGATGAAGCTACAGAAGATTTACAAGAGCAAGGCATACAGTTGAATGGTCGAGCAATTGTCGATGGAGTTGTACAAACGGAATTTAAGACACAAGCTAACGTTGAAGCATTATCGAATATCGTTACTGACACGATGTTAGACATGCAAGCAGCAATTAGAACCGCTAAAGAAAACTTTAATGATACTTATATGCAGACATTAGAAGCAGTCAGAAGTGATATAAGCAAAGGAATGCTAGATGGCAACAATCGTGAAGCAATCATAAAGCGTGTATCAGATACATTCCTGCAAGACGGATTTACTTCGTTTAAGACTGTAGATGGTAAGCAGTTACCTTTAGACTTCTACTCGCGTACAGTGGTCAGAACGAAAATGAGGACGGCAACGAATCATGGTCATCTAACTAGATATGAAGAAGCGGGTGTCAATCTTGTGACGATAACTGGAAGAGAGCCTACTTGTGGCGTATGTGCAAGATATCGTAACCACGTCTTCAGTATTGACGGAGGAGATAAAAGATTCCCTCACATCGATGTATACGAACTATTTCCATTGCATCCGAACTGTGAGTGTCGTATAAGACCATTTGTAATTGAATATAAAAGTCAGTCTGAAATCAATAAAGCTGTTGTCAAAGCGAAGTCATTTAATCCTGATATTGATCCAAGAGCGCAGAAACAAAAAGATGCTTATAAGCAAGACCAGGATAAGAAACGTATCGCAAGACAAGAAGATAAGCACTACATAAAGATGAAAGCGATATTAGGTGATAAAGCGCCAAAGAATATTGGTGCATATCGAAATATCAAGCGTAATAATCCAAGTAAGTTTGAAGCATTACGACAACAAATGAAAGGTGTTGTTAAAGATGAAAACAGTAAAACTGGATAGTTATAAAAAGTTTACACCTCAAAATTTAGCAGATGAATTGCAAAAGGCGATTGATGAGTATGATGTCGAGGATGTCATTATCATTTATAGAGATAAGGAAAAGAACATTGGTTTAATGCATTCAGATATAACTGATACCGAAGCAGTTGGGATGTTAGAGATGACCAAGATGAGTATATTTATCGATGATTAAAAGGAGTGAGTGAAATGGAACAGCATGATAAAATTTATGATTTAACAACTGTAGTAGATGTCGAAATTACCAAATTTGTGAATGAAGCATTTGATTTAGCAGTATCTAAAGCGAAGAACGTACACCAATTAAAGCAATACGATTTACATAGTGCAGTTGGTTCAAGAGCAATAAATGTACCTAGCGAAATTAATGAATGGTTATGGTGTGAAGCTGATACAAGATTTAAACGAAAAATATTTAATTACATCGCTGAATTGCCAGTGAAATAGAAGGGGGAGAACACAATGTTAGACTACATTAAAAATAAATTTAATCCGTATGAAGTTATTGATGCTTTACTTGATAGAAAAGAAACTCGAGAAGTTATTATAAATGATTTTATAAGTATGAAAAAAGATTACGAAAATTTAGAGGAACTTTATAAAGAATCGTTAAAAAAGCAAAAAGAGCTTCCGGATAAAGTACAAATCCAAAACACATCATATGGTCAAGAAATCATGTTGTGCGGCAAAAGGATACAGATTGAAAACCCTAAAACTAAAGTATTTACGAGTGAAGAAGTTAAAGAGATTTTAAATAACGCAAGAAGTACAGTGTAAACTATCCGTCCTAGACATGACGTTAAAAGGTCTCTTTATTATGGATAGCTTTAAAACTCACGTCCAGAAAGGAATAGTGATCACTTAAGTATCTCATGATGGTGGTATTCCATCAGGTCTTGTGAGTGACATCATACTCACGCGTCCAGCTTATCGACGCTATAACTGTAAGTGTCGTTCGCTTGTACGTCAACAAGCTAGTCAATCGCTGACTTTACAGCGTAATAAAATGTAGACGAAAAGAGGAGAATTAATATGGAACGTAAAGATTTAACGGAATTAGGCATTGAAGCAGAAGCAGTTGATAAAATCATGGAAATGTACGGTAAAGATGTCAATCCAATTAAGCAAGAAAATGAATCATTGAAAGCAGAAGTGAAATCTTTTAAAGAGCAAGTAGCTGATCGTGATAACCAACTTGATGAAATTAAAACTAAAGTTGGTGATGCTGAAGCTTTAAACGCAACGATTGATTCATTGAAACAAGCTAATAAGGATAAGGACGAAGCACATCAGAATTTAGTGAATCAAGTGAAATTGGATTATGAAATTAAATTGGCATTAAACGAAGCCGGTGCAAAAAATGAAAGAGCAGTTAAAGCTTTAATAGACTTAGACACTGTAAAAATCAATGAAGACGGGCAGTTAATCGGTCTAAACGAGCAACTAACTAATCTGAAATCAACTGACGACTATTTATTTAATGGTCCAATCAATCCCGAAAACAAAGATATTAATAACAATCCGGAAAAGCCACCTAACAACCTTAATCCCGGAGGACTACAAGGAAATGGTGGTAAAGACCCAGACTTATCAGAAGTCGGAAAAGCACATGCAAAACGATTATTTAATAAAGAATAAGGAGGAAAATTAAATGAATTTAAAACCAAAAGTGAGCGCTCAATATAATAATGCTCCTACAGCATTCCGCGATTTTAAAGCAGTAGAATGGAAAGTGGGTAACGCGGTATTAGACGCTTCTAAACTTAAAAAAGGCCAAGTGATTAAACCTTTTACTGCTATTTTCTTAAATGAATCTACTGGTTTATTTGAATTAGTGGCAAGCGATACACCAGCAACGATGAAAGGTGCATTAATTACAGGTTCAGAAGAAGTAGTTATCGAAGATACTACTACAAATGAATTAGTATCAGCTATCCGTAAAGCATCTCTTATTGAAGAGCGTTGCACAGGTGTAACTGCAAACTTTAAAACAGCAACTCAAGGAAGATTAACGTTTGACGTTTAATCAATATAAAACTAGGAGGGAATTAAATGGTATTAGAGATTAAAGAATTTGAACAACCGGCATTACAAGCATTTATCGCTGAAGCGCCGATTACTAAAGAACACAGACTTGCTAAATGTTATCCTGTTGAGCAAGTTGATGAGATTTCAAGCGTATACGACTTAGTGACGAATCAAAAGATTGTTGCAGGTTCTATCGTTGGATTTAACGCAGGTACTCCTGTAAGAACTAAAGGAGAAGCGAAACAAGCAGTGGCGAAATTAACTAAAATCGCTCACGCATATCACTTAGATGAAGAAGATATGTTTAAGTTCCGCAATCCACGTAATGACGAAGAGCGTCAGCGCATTATCGATCGTACATTACTAAGCACAGCTGAATTATCTGAAGGTATTGAAGATACTAAAGAATTGATTCGTGCTGAATTAACATATCGTGGGCGTTTTAATTACGAAGATAAACGTGACAACGTTAAGATTCAGTTTGAATTAGAACGTCCTGATGGCAACGACATGACTGCCACTACAAAATGGTCTGACACTGCTAACTCTACACCATTATCTGATATTGAAGCGGCAATTGCTCAGTATAAGTTAACTAATGGTAACAAAGAACCAGATTACATCGTTATGACTGAAGCTACTTATGCATTGTTCAAACGTTCTAAACAGGTTAAAGACGAATTATATCGTGATGGATTACAGCCTCGTATCATCAAAGATGGTGAAATCGCTGACTTATTCGAGTCAAACGGTTATCCAACTTTAGAAATCGAAAAAGGTTTCACTACTTTAGAAAATGCTGACGGTACAACTTATGATGTTGCACACTTAGAAGACAACAAATTTGTTTTACATGCTGCGATTATGGGTGCTACGTTAAGTGGTCCTGCTGCTGAAAACAACTTCGCTAAAGGTAAGTTTGCTTATCGAGTAATTTCTCAAGATCCAATCGGAGAAAAAACAATCGTTGGTGAAGTAACATTACCTGTTTCTAAAAACTTTAATGGAAATGTAATTGTGACTGTCTAATTTAGACAGTCTCTTTTATTAATTAATAGGAGGGCTTAAAGATGCCAAAAGTATATGTAGATAAAGGTACTGTCATTCATAAAGGACAAGCTTATTTTAGACAGTCTTTAGACCTTACTCAAGAAGAGTATGAGAATGTAAAAGACTTGGTGACAATTGAAGATGCAACTGAAACAACTGAAAAATCTTATAAAGATTTAGATGTAGAAGAGCTTAAAGCACTAGTCGAAGAAAAAGGCCTTGAAGTCGTTGCTACAGGTAAAAATGGAGCAGTAAAAGCTGACTACGTGAAAGCATTAGAAGAAGCAGCAGAATAATGTAAAGGTGTGATGTTATGGAAACATTGGAACAACATCAATCATTAATCGATGGCACAGTGGCATACATGAACATCATGCCATTACCTGATTATATTAATGAAGTACCAAGTGAAGACTTACCGAAGTATTTGTTTTCGGCCATTCAAGATATTAAGGATTACTTTCCTAGTATTGAGTTAAATCCTCGAATGGTATATCTGCAACTTGATTACAAGTTAGAAGCAGAAGAAGAAGGCTTTGGAGTGCTTAAGCGCCATAACGTTGAAGACTATACAGTTAAGGATGTTAAAGTCGTATTCAATCATGAAAAGCTATCTCCATCACTACTAGCGATTATAGACGGAATACTAGCTGAGGAACGAAAGACATCCTTAGGTAGAACAGGGAGGTTGATATAATGAGACCTCCAATGAATCAAAGAGTTTTAGTTCATAGAGCTATTAAAAGCTATGGGAATAATACTTTGACTGATAAATATGGTAGACCTTTAACAGAAAAAGTAGAGTCTAAAGCGCGTGTCAGACGTAAGTCTAACTTGATTATTACAGCAACTGGTACTGAAACAAACACAAACATTGAAATTGATGTACCTTCTCAAATGATTGTCAAAGAAGGAGAAGAAATCAGTTATATCGATATGGATGGTAACGATGGTACAGGTAAAGTTATCTCTTACGAGGAAGCAACTAACGTTACAGGTTCACGCGTTCTATTTAGGACGGTGTTTGTTGATGGCCGATGAGTATTTCAAATTTGAATTTGATGATAGTTACAAAGAACTGCAAAGTTACTTCAAAAAGTTTGATGAACGTTTTACTAAGATCGTTATTCAAGAACTCGGTAAGTTTGGATTAAGAGTAGAAGAAGTCGCAAAAGCACTTGCTCCACGTGATTCAGGAGACTTAGAAGATTCTATTAATGCTTCTAAGGTTATTGTAGAAGGTAAAACATTCTCGATTACTATAGGCACTAACATGAAATACGCTCTGAGAGTTCATGAGCAGCCTGAAGGTAAAGGTGTTAGACCTAAATATCAAAGAGGTGTTAAGTATCCGGAATACTATAAAAATGGACGTGGAGAGAACACACGTAACAAACCGAATGTCAATGGATATAAGCCAGGAAGAAAGTATCTTACTAATGCAGTTAAAGTTACTGAAGACGACTGGAGTATAATGTGCGAAAGAATTCTCGCGCGAGTATTGGAGGGTTAGACTGATGATACAAGAGTCAATCATGAATCTGTTAAGAGAAAATATAGCTGGGCTTACTTGGTCAGTCGACTACCGTACATTGGGCGACAATACAGGTACAGTATATTCAGACGGTGGAGAAAAGCCTGGCATCTATGATGATGAAATGAAATATCCGCACTATCAAATCTATATCAGATCAAGTGATTTTGATAAGTGCAAAGACATAGCTTTTAAAGTCTATGCATTGCTCCATAAGAAGAGCGATTGGTTAATTAACGAGCAAAACAATGTAATACATGTTTACTTCATTGAAGCGTTGTCTGAGCCACTTAGAATAGGTGTAGAGGACAATGTGATGGAGTATAGCATTAACTTTAGAACAACATTAAGAATTGAAAACTAAAGCATATTTAGACATCTGAAACGATGTCTATTTTTTATGCAAAAAAACAGGAGGAATAAATTATATGAACGCATTTGATAAAAGTATCATGTTCGGTATGGCTAATTTTAAATTGACAGGTACAGACAGCAAAGTTCTCAACTTTGATGGTAAAGCAACAGGAGATGGTACTAGCTTCTTACAAACAGAAGGTGGGGTTCTTACTATTGAACCTAAGTTTAAGGAAATTCAATTCGAAGATACTGGTGAAAATGATATCGATAATCGAGTTGTCGGTTGGGAAGTTAAAGTTAAAATGACAGTGTCACAAGAAACTAAAGAATTAATTCAATTGGCTATGGCAGGTGCACATGCAATTAAGGATAGTGCAGGGTCAAAATTGATTGGTATTACAGATGGTCCATTAGGTTCATCTAACCGAGATCGTGGAGTAAAAATGGAAATCCACCCACGCCAACTACCAGCTGAAGATAAATCTATGGATATTGTTATCTATAAAGTTGCATCTACATCAGGATTTGAACGAGCATTTAAAAATGAACAAGGTAAATTTGACTTAGAATTCGTAGCTTATCCTAAAGATAACTTTGATATGAGTCAGCCAAACAACTTCTTCCAAATCGGACAAGCTACAGCTGAATAACAGTATAGCCCTACTTACAGCAAGTAGGGTTATTTCTATATTTATTTAAATAATTAATTGAAAAGAGGAATAAAACATGACAAACGAAGTAAAAGTATTAATCACTCAATACGTTAATGAAAAAGGTGTATTAAAAGACGATAGCAAAAAAGAAGTAGTAATCAAAGCGATGCGACCATATCAGTTCTTTGCTATTACTAAAGTTTTAAAAACGTTAATCAATGAGCTAAATGCTGATGAAAATATCAACGGTGCATTAGTTGGTCTCTTCGATACGGTAGAAGAAGGTATGGATACTAAAGATTTATTAAGTGCATTATCAGCTCAGTTCGTTAAGGATTCAGCTGGATCAATCGGATTATTATTAGAGGTTGCTCCTGAAAGTGCTTTAGAACTGATTTCAATCTTATCCGATGTGCATCCTGATCAATTAAAACTTCAAGAGATGGATACATTCTTTGATGTTGTAGATGCAATTGCAGAAGTTAATGATTTAGCTAAGGTTGTTGAACGTGTAAAAAAGTCTACGAAAAGTTTTCAGAAGAGTCTCAAATGGGGCGAGAAAGTTACTCAAGCGACTCTAAGTCCAGTGAACTAAGTGGTTATGAGCTTGAAGATGCTCTCGTATATAAGCTAGCGCATAAATTAGGTGGAAGGTCAGAAATCATTGATATGCCACTTGAAGAAGCGTTAGCTTATTTAATTATCATTATTGAACAGGAAGAGCAACAAGCAGAAGCGAAGAAATGGGATTTATATATGAATCACTTATCACGTATTAATGCGAATCCTGCACATAACGATAAAGAATCGAAACGGAGATATGAATTCATTGAAACCATAAATCCTATGAAAGAAAATAAAGCACTAGAAATGCCTAAAGAATTAGAGTGGAATTTCGAGCAACTTGAACAATTAAAAGCCTTACAAACTTAATTAATTATTTAAATGAATAGACAAGGAAAGGAGGATAATATGGCTAACATACAAGAAATAGGTACTAAATTTACGATGTCTGTAGATGGGATGCTGAATAAGTTTAAGGTACTTGAACAGAACTTTGATAATTTGCCAAAAGTTGCTGAAAAATCAACAAAGCGTATGGATAAAGCATTTGGTACTATAGATGATTCACTTAAGTCATTTGACAAGCGTTTATCTGAAACTGGTAAAGACTTCGATACTAAGAAGTTACAATCTGAATTGCAGAAGGCTCAAAAGGAATTTAAAGAAACAGGTAACGTCAATAAAGAAACGATGCAATCACTTCAAAAGGAAATTAAGAGTGTTGATTGGAAGTCTTTAGATGCAAATTCACGTGATACATTTAAAACTGTTATTCGTAATGTTAACAGTGTAGAGCGCAATATGAATAAGCTGAATGATGTTAAATTTCTTGAAGGACTACCTGATGATGCGAAAGAAGCAGGTAAGAATTTACTAGCACTACAAAAAGATGTTGAGAAGACAAGTAAATCACTTGAGAAAACAGATGATAATGTTGATTTTAATAAGCTCAATAGCGAGCTCAATAAAGCTAAAAAAGAATTACAATCAACTGGTAAGGTTGCAGATAACACACTTGATCAGATAAATAAGGATATTAAAGATGTTAATTTTGAATCGATGTCGATGAGCGCTAATGTAGCATTCGGTAAGGTTGAAGAACGTGCTGAACAACTCGATAGAAAACTTAGGAACGTTGGAGATGATGTTAATCTATCTAATTCTACTAAAAACATTTCTAAGGACATTGATGGCGCAACTGGTTCTGTCGGAGGTTTAAAAGGAGCTTTTAAAGGATTAGGACCTATTATTGCAGGTGCATTAGCTACTGTAAGCATAACGGAATTTACAAAGAAGATAGTTGAATCTACTGCTGAAATCGAAGCATTAAACTCTCAGTACGAACAAGTAATGGGCAAAATGAAGAATACAACTGATAAGTATCTTGGAGAGATGGCTCAGAAGTATAATGTACATCCTAACGAATTAAAGAAGTCTATGCTTCAATATCAAGCGATTCTTAAATCAAAAGGGTTAGATGAACAAGATGCATACGAAACTTCTAAAATGTGGTTAGAACGTACTGTGGACGGTTCAGCGTTTGCTAATGAATCGATTGAAGAATCAACAGGACGTATGATGGCTGTTATTAAGGGTAGACATATTTGCCCCTCTTGCTAGTAATAGCAAGATAAACACCGGGAAAGAAAACTGGAAGGCTAAATATTAAACGGAATATGGTATTATGGTATAAGGGATAGGGTAGCTCCCGAACGACAGTTTCCTGACTGTCTTCCCTTCAATTTATTTCAGGAGCAACTTCAGGAGGTTGTAAATATGGCGACACATAATCTTTTAACAGATGATTATATTCGTGATTACGTTGAATCTATTTCTGATTGTAAATTTATTAGTCAAGAGAATAGAAAAACGAAACCAACGAATAAGACAACTGTAAAGTTTATCACTCTTCAATGTAAGTGTGGGAATGTATTTGAGGTTTGGTGGAAATGTTTTAAAGGCACTCACCAAAAGCCAACTAGACAATGCAGAAATTGCACAAACAAACAAATGAGTGAAAAATTCTTGATGAATGATAAGCGTTATAAAGCAGAAAAGAAACGTTTAAACATTGAAATAGAACACATTGAAACATGTAAAGGGAGTCATGAAGCAATCAAGCATAAATGTCCTGATTGTGGAGGTACTTTCATTACGACACCTAACAATGTACTTAGAAAAGCATCAACTAAATGTCGTGAATGCGCAAATTATTCAGCAGCTAGAAAACGAATGAAGACTAAAGAAGAAGTTGAAGCAAATTTGAATGATCTTGGATTGAAATGGATTGATGGTGAATATTCAAACAAGCTATCGAGACTTACTGTATTATGTAGTTGCAATCATAGTACATTTACAAGAAGGTATGAGTATATAATTGGTGGTAATGACAGGTGTTCGCAATGCACAAACTCAACTTCTAAACCTGCTTATGACATTGAACAGTATCTTATAAGAAAAGGCGCATCATTTAACAAAGAAATGACATTCGATGATTTGAGATATATTAAAAAATTACGATACGATTTCTTTGTAGATAATAGATTTCTTATTGAGTATCATGGCGAACAGCACTATCTTAAAACTTCAAGATACGCTGACGATGATTTATATATGCGTGATATGATTAAAGTTAACTACGCCTATGACAAACAAATACCGTTGATAATCATCCCATACACTAAAAGAAAATTTTATAAAAATATCATTGATGAAGTACTAGACGAAAATACTTTAAATCTTTTGATTTCAAAGCATGGATACGTTATAGACTTCGCAAACATACCATATACCATAAAGAGTGCTTAGGCGCTCTTTTTATTATGTTTAATATACGCTAATCAGAGTGGAAGGCTAATAGTAAAGTATTGGTCACACGCAACGCATAGGCGACGAAACTGTACAGCAGAATGTAATTCGCCCACGAGTTCCCGGCACCCTACCATTGAGGGTGAAAAGGTATGCTGAACTTATAGGAAACTATAAGAACTAGAGGATAAAAAGCCTTTAGGATAACAAAATGGAATATGACTCGGCAGATACAGTTATGATTAACTTGTCTCAAACAATGCTTAATGATAAAGCTCAAGAAAAATACGGTAAGAAATGGGAGCAATTAAGTGTTACTCAACAGGAACAGCTAAAAGTACAAGAATCAATAAGACAACATACTTCAGCTGGTGTACTTGGTCAGGGTGTAAAAGAAGCGGATAGCTATGAAAAGAACTTAGCTCAATTGAAAAATACTTGGAAAGACTTTCTTGCTTCTTATGGTGGACCTGCGCTAGATATCGCTAATAAAGGTTTGAAAGGCGGTATCACAATCATTGAAGGTATGGCTAAAGGGTTTAGTACTATCGGTAAATTGATTAAGGAACTAACTGGTGGTAAACAAGTTAACATACTTCAAAAGCTAGGGTTTAGTAACGGAGAAGCAAATAACATTATCAATTGGTTCAATGTCTTAAAACAACAACTGTCAATTGCAGGACGGGCAGTAAGTTCCTTTGTTATGAATAACTTAGGATCAATTAAAAAGTTCTTTACAGGTCCTGATGGTCAACAACTACTTCAAGCAGTGAAGAATATCTTTAATGGAATACTTGCTGTTGTTAAGTTTGTTTTCCCACTTGTTAAAAGCATCATAGTTTCAATTTGGCAGAATATCCAGGGTGTAATAAAAGGCGGTCTTCAAGTCATTAAAGGCTTGATTCAAGTTTTCAGTGGTTTATTTACCGGAGACTTCAGAAAGATGTGGGAGGGTATTAAAAATATCTTCTCCGGAGCAATAAAGTTAATTTGGAACGGTGTCCAATTATTATTCTATGGGAAACTGCTTAAAGGTGGCTTAGCCTTTGCTAAATTATTTGCAGGCAGCTTTAAATCCATGTGGCAGGGTATCCTCAATTTATTTAAGAATTTCGGTAAATTTATATGGGATACTTCAATGAAAACATCGAAAAATGTCATTGGTGCCTTTAAAAATCTTTGGACGAATTCCTTAAATATCATCAAAAATTTAAAGAACGGACTCGCTAACTCTTGGAATTTGATTAAAAAATCGACAGTTGATGCAGCTGTACGATTAAAAGACGGAGTTGTTGGCGCCTTTAAAAATACTTGGAATGGTGTAAAAGGCTGGATTAAATCGATTAAAGATGGCGTAGTCGGCATGAAAGATTCCGTCATTGAAACAGGTAAAAAGATGGCGTCTGGTCTAAAGGAAAAAGTCGTTGGTGGACTAAATTCAATGATCGATGGCGTAAACTGGGTAGCTGATAAATTAGGAATGGGTAAACCATTATCTAAAATTGATGCTAGTAAATATTCTACAGGTACCGGAGGTCATCCTGAAGATGGATGGGCAACTGTAGGAGATAAAGGTCCAGGTAACGGAAAAGGCACAAGAGAAATTGTTCAATTCCCAAACGGACGAACGGCGTTATTTGAAAAAGAAACGACGTTCTGGATGCCAAAAGGAACGCATGTATATAGCAACCAAGAAACAGAACCTATTTTAGATAATATGAAATATTATTCTAAAGGAACTAAGAAAGACAGTAGCTTTGGTATGGGAATGCTTGTTAAAGCGACTAGTAATGCAGTTACGAGTGCAACTAAACTATTTGGTGCGAAGAATACTAGGAAAGCAATTGATTATACTGCTGAAAAAGGTTCAGAAGTTGAGAAAGTGACTAGAGCTGGTGCAGAAATTGCTGGAGACATTATGGATTACATTGAAAATCCTAGTAAATTAGTAGATCTTGCGATGAAAAAATTCGGAGTAGACTTTAGTGGAATCTCTGGATTACCTGGAGAAATGATGTTAAGTGCTTATAAGAAGCTAAAAGACCAAACTGTAAAGTTAGTTACAGGTTGGATAGATGAAGCAACAGGTGGTAATGCAGACGGTACTGAAATTCTTGGATGGCCAATGACAACACCATATAGTCCTAACGCAGCAGTGCCAGGATATCCTACTTCTTTCAATGGTGGACGACACTATGGTATCGACTTAGGTATACCATCAGGAACTACTATTCATGCGCCAACTAGTGGAACAGTTGAACAACAAAGTAACTATGGTGGTGGTATAGTTGCGCGCTTACTATCCGGAAAAATCGCTCAATACTTTCTACATTTAAGTAAAGTATTGAAGACCGGACCAGTTCAGCAGGGCGACGCGATTGCTAAGTCTGGTAACTCTGGGCAATGGACAAATGGAGCACATTTACATTATCAAGTAGAAAGTCCGGCGTCGTCAGAACTTACAAATAGAAATACGATTGACCCTGTACAATTCTTGAAAGGTAAAGGCGGCGGTGGTGCAGGAATACTCAAAGGTGTTTCAGCGCCTGGTAATATATCAAACTGGATTTCAAGTGCTATTAAAAGAACAGGTGTACCTGATTCATGGGCTCCTTACCTTAAAACTATTGCTAAATACGAATCCGGTTTTAATCCTGCAGCTGTTCAAAATGGTTATGTTGATGTTAATACAGGTGGAAATGAAGCTAGAGGATTAATGCAGGTAACTCCTCAAACATACAGAGGTTTGATGGGAACAACTGAAGGTATGATGAATCCTATTAATAACATTACTGCTTCAATCAAATGGATTAAGTCTCGTTACGGAACAGTAACTAACATTCCGGGTATGGCATCTGGTACATGGCGCGGTGGTTATGCGAATGGCGGTATCATTCCTAAAGATTCTATTTATCGTGGTGGTGAAGAAGGTAAAGAGGTTGTAATTCCTACTGTTCCTAAGCGTAAAAAACGAGCAAATCAACTCATAGCTTTAGCTGACAGAATGGTTAATGGTAAACCTAAGCGATATGCTAGAGGTACTAAAAAACCATCTACTCATAAAGTGAAATGGGGAGATACGCTATGGGATATTAGTCGTAAAAACGGTACTACAGTAAAAGCATTGCAATTATTAAATGGTATTAAAAACCACTTAATCTATCCTGGTCAGATCATCAAATTAACAGGTGCCATTACAGGATTAAATAAGAATGTATCACAACAATCGAAAACGCATAAGGCGACTGTACAAGCATTAAGTAAGGCACAACGTATGTACAATACGGGTAGTGCTATCGCTAAACGAGGTAAAACGAGCGGTAAAGTAACGGGTAAAGAAGATATCGCAATCGGTAATTTAATCATGGCCAACATGAAGAACATTGGTAAGTTACCTGTCGAGAAGATGCAATCTAATCTTAATGCAATTAACAAGAAGATAAATTCAGTTATTGCATCAAATGAAGGTAAGATAGCAACTCTAAATAATAAGATTGTAAAATCTTCTAAGTCTGCTGAAATTAAAGGTGCAAGCAGAGAGATACAAAACCGAAAGAATAATATCGCTACACTCAATAGCAAGATTAAAAAGACTTCAAACAAAAAACTTATTGCTAAATATAAGAAAGATATCAAAGCACATCAACGAAAAATAAGTTCGCTTGAAAATAAAATTAAACGTGCTACTAATAACAAAGTAGCAAACAATGCACGTGCAGATATTGCTGCATATCAAGCACAAATCAACAGTTTGAAGAAGTTGAAACAAAGCGAAGTATTGAAAACTAATTTTCTTAATAGTTTAGTCAAACAGAAACAACGACTACAGAATCAACTTAATAAGAAAAATGAAGAGCGCAATGCATTAACAGAAGCGAAAATGTCGTTTAGAGATAGTATGAGAGATTCTTATCGTGGGTATGCAGGCTTTGAAGCGGCAAAAGGTAATACATCAAGAGACTTTATAGCATTTATGAAGTATCGACTTAACAGAATGAAGAAGTTTGCTGCTAACGTTTCTAAATTAAGACAGATGGGATTAGAACCTACAATCTTAAGAGAAATACTTGCAGGTGGTATCGAATCGGCTATACCTCGTGTAGAAACTTTAGTCGGTGGAGGTAAAAAGAATGTTCTAGAAATTAATAAGCTGCAGAAAGAAGTGTTAAGCTATGTTAACAATCTTTCAAATGAACATTCTCGCTTTGGTTACGATAATGAAATTAAAGCTAAAGACAAAGAAGTTGCATCAATCAAGAAACAACAGACATCTTTACAAAGTCGAGCAACTAGCTATTTGACTGCTAAACCTAAAACGAAACCTAAGGCAAAACCTAAATCCCCTGTTAAGAAGACTGTAGCATCAAAGGTTAAAGCTAAGGTAACACCTAAAACAAAACCTAAAAAAACAAGAACTCATAATATTAAATGGGGCGACACATTAGGTGGAATTGCAGCAAAATATCATACATCTGTATCTGCTATCAAGAAATTGAATGGATTAAAATCAGATATGATTTATGCTGGAAGAAAGCTTAAGATACCAGGATATGCTAAGGGTGGTATTGTAAATATCCCTCAAATAGCATGGATTGCAGAGGGTGGCTTTGCAGAATCGATTATCAGTCATGATCCATCACAACGTGTTCAACAGCAGAAGATATGGAAAGATACTGGGGATAAGCTTGGATTCACTAAAGACGATGCCCTAACATTAAGAATGATTCAGCTATTAGAAGAACAGAAAGAGTTGCAACGCTTAATGGCTCAAAGAGAAACAGTGTTAAAAATCGATAAGAAAGTAATCGCTAAAGAAATTGCGCCTGATATCGATAAAGAAATGGCTCAAAATCTTAAGTACAGAAATAGGGGGTTAGCGAATGTCTAATAGATTACAAGCTGGATTCAGCATATACGGTGAACATTCACATTCTAGAGATATGTTAATGAGTAGCTATAGCTTTCCAACTCCTAAAATGAAAGAAATCAAAGAAACCGTTCCTTATATGAGCGGTTCTTATGATTTCTCTTTTTTATATGGAAAACCATCTTATGAAGACAGACAGATATCGTTCGAAATGATTGTCTTTTGCAACGATTATCAAGACAGATCAGTTATTATTACAGATATTAAAAAATGGCTATATGGTAAGCCTATGAGCCAACTACGATGTGATGTATACGAAAACTTAGAATACTATGTTAAATGCGTTGATATTGAACCTGAAATATTATCGTATGGTATCAACTTCAAAATAGTATTTGAAGGTCATCCATTTGCTAGAAATGTAATTGATAATAGCGAGGTGATATGATGTACCGGTTAAAGTTATATAACGTTGATGATGCAACTAAGAAACATACAATATTAGATTTATCAAACGGTATATCTGAAGTGTCATCAGCAACTTTAGAACGACAGGTAAATTCCATAGATTCATCAAGTATAGATTTATTTCATAGTTTCTTGCAGCAATCAGCGTTTAATATCAAATCTTTCAAGACAATGCTTGAAATCTATAATACGAAGAAAAATAGATATGAGTTTAGAGGTCGTGTAATAACTCCTGATCATTCTATGGAATCAAGCGGTGAATTCAAACATCAACTGACATTTGAAGGTGCAAAAGCATTTCTTAAGGATAGCCTACAAAAGCAGTCGTTTGAGTTTGATAAAGCACCAATAGACTTACTTAAGTTAGTTATCAACCACCACAATAGCGAAGTTGGGACTGAAACTTATAAACGCTTTAATGTAGGGACTGTAGATGTACCTAAGCCGGTGATACCAGCAGATGAAACATATCGAGAAGAAGAGAAATACTTTTATAGGTATGATGACAAAGATACTTTGACGACCATCGAGGAAGATTTAGTAAATAAATACGGTGGTGTAATAATCATTGAAATCACTGAATCTGCAAATATCATACATTGGTATAAAGATTACTCTAAAGAAAAGAGTACTAAAATTGCACTCGGAGAAAATCTACAGAACATCCAATACAAGATAGATCCTACCGACATTATTACAAGATTAAAGCCTTTAGGAGTATCAAGTGAAACTGCAAACGGGCAAGAGATTAAGTTAACAATTGCTAATGTTAATAAAGGTAATCCATATATAGATATTCCTGAATTGATTAGTATATATGGAGTTCAAACAGGTGCAGTTGATTTTAACGATATGTATACACCAGAAACTTTAAAAGCAGCAGCTAACAAATGGATAAAAGAGCAGAATAAGAAAGTGGCAAACGTATCTATCTCATTAGATGCAATTGATTTAGAGTTGATTGGATTACGTCCGGACTCTTTAGAAATATATAACACGCATCTTGTAGAAGTACCACCTTTGAATATTAACGACAAGATGAAAATAATCGGAGAGAGTATTGATTTAATTCAACCGCATAATAAATCTGTAACTATTGGAGACAAGCCTTGGACAATGGAAGATGTTCAGAAGCAGATTGCTAGAGAGCGTACAAAAGAAGTCGAAAGAAAGTTGGCAGAATCAACAACAGCACTCAATTCTAAAATTGGTACAGTATCTAATGATCTGCAGAATGTAACAGAAGGATTTAATCAATCTACTTCAACATTACAAACAAATATTCAGTCGCAACAACAGTTGATCACTGGTGTTACTTCAGGTGTGACATTGAGTGATATTAACGGATTTCAACCAATCAAGAACAGTACGTTGAACGTTGGAATGTCAGTATTCAGAGTAAGTCCGCCGCAAATAGATTATGGTGTTCAGATTAGCGATGGTTTCTTCACTACAACGAGTAATTCACCACTTCAATTTGATGGTTATACCGTTATACATTTTCAAAGGTATCTCAAAGTAAGCTTCTCATCTTATATGAGTGATGGTGGAAGTGGAGTAATAGAGGTCTTTAGCTATGACGGTATAACAACGACTTACTACAATTCAGTTATTGTAGATGTTATAGGCAAAGGTAGTCAGATGTTGAACGAATTATTGATTGATTTAGGAAGACCAACGAAAAGAGTCCTCAACTTCTATTTCAGAATTAAATCGAACAGTGCATCGAGTATTAATGTAAAGACCTTATATGTTGGAACTACAGATTATTAGGAGGGGTGGTATGGAAGCCTGGTCAGTATTAACTAAGATGATTGATGGAAAAGAAAAGATAGTTAAAGCAGGACTGAATCTGGTAGTCGATGATGATTATGATAGAGCAATCATAGTTGATGAAGTCATAGCAAGACAATCAGAAAAGTTAGAAGTAAAAGACGGAGTTGTATCAGTGAAAGCTGATGCGACTCTTTTAACTTTAAAAGAACTAAATGAAGTAACAAAACTAAAGGAGATTATACCAGTAGTAATCTCGAAAGAAACGGAGGAGTAAGATGGAAATTAATACACTTAAAACTAAGAATAATTTTCATAATTATATAACGATAAAGCAGGCTGACAACACGAGTCCTATAGAACTATTATTGTGTGGAAATGATGGTTCACAACTAACTGATCTAAACACTACATGTACAGTGACTTTGCTTGATACAGTCGATAATCAGATAAGACAGAAATCAACTGAAAAGATAGTAGGGGGACTGCTTACATTTAAAGTTAAGAATGCTTTGAAAGCAAATAATCATAATTTAGAAGTGACACTTTCAGATGGCTCTAAATATCCATCGGATGGAGATTTCACGATTTTGGTTTCAAAATCTCATACTGACAGAGAACTAGAAATCATCAATGCGATGACCTATGACGATGCTGTAAAGAAACTAGCAGAAAACGTTGTAACTGATTTTGTTGAAGAAAAATTTTATAAGATGTCATCAGAAGGACAGGATATGGTTGAAGTCATTGAAGCACGAGATGGAAATGCTTCTTTAGGTGAAAGGTTAGATAAAATTGAAAATCATCTTTTTATCAACGCAAATCAATTTGGTGCTAGTCCATCTGCTACATGGCAAGTGAATCGTGATGCTTTCCAAGCAGCTAATGATGCAGCTGTAAAAGTTGGTGGCTGGGTGGTAACTGCTGAGCCGGGCACTTACTTAGTCAAAGGTATTGTAATTGATGATAATGTAGTCTTTAATATGCCAGGAGTTACACTGATGAATCCTGACGGTCTTTCGCCAAGTGTAATTTCAGCGAAGAGATATTCAACAACAGGAAGCATTACTAAAAATAGTAATAAACTCACAGTTATAAGTACTGATAATATTAAATTAGGAACTGTGGTTGTAATTAATCAAGCTGGAGGTATGTTGAATACACAGTTTACTGCTTTAACATCGAGTATTGATGCAACAACGACAACAATTACTATAAATCAAAATGATGGTAAATTCCCTAGAAGTGGATATATGATTTGTGGCGATGAAATTATCGGATATACAAGCATCAGCAATAAAACACTGAATGGTGTTGAGCGAGGAGCTTTAGGCACTACTGCTGTAAGTCATAACGCCGGAGATTTTATTGGTGTAGCACGTCATCAATATGCAGAAGTAACTAATATTGAAGGTAACGTATTAACGCTTAATAAAGTAGCTAACGTTAGTGTATCAAATGTAAATGTTGACTTTGGTATTACGAATCCTATCATACGTGATTTAAAGGTTGATGCTAATAAGATAAAAGGTGGAACACCATCTTCTGTGTATGGCATTGAATATAGCATGGTTAAATGGGGGAAGATTTTAGACGTCAGAGTAGATAACGGTGACATGGGTGGTATTCTCTTAAGTAAGGGAGCTACAGAATGTGACTTAGTTAATCCTCACATGCATAATTGTGGTGTCGTTGATGCTACAAGTCCAAAAGGTGCGGGTCTTTGGCTATTTCAGGGATGTGAACGAAATCGTATTAGAGGTATAAAAGTGACAGGTAATGGCTGGGTTGGAACGTACATGGACGATAGAACATCTGTAGCAGAACCATACGATGCTCCTAACTACGACAATATAGTCAGTGAATTTATATATGATTTAATAAGACCTTCAACGGGTTATCCACCTGCATTTATCATTGTAGGCTCAAGCCGAAATAAATTCGTCAACGGTATCGCTAGAGGTACTGTCACAGGTGTCGAGATTGATCATGGTGGTCAGTATTTAACAGAAGATGGATCTAAAGCGATTGCACGCGATAATGAAGTTGTAGGCGTTCATTTCGATGTAAAACAACCATGGATTTTATCAGCGAGTGGTAACAGATTACATGAGTGTACTTATTCAGAAAATGCTAATTCAGTTCCAGTAGTAAGCGAGGGTAACTTAGTTTATGCAGTGACAACGACAAAAGGTAATTCAGTTGAAACGTTGGCAGACGTAAAATTCAATAATGGTACAGCATCAAAACCTAGTATTTCATTTACCAATGATACTGATACAGGATTTTACAAAGATAGTGAGGATATATTAAGGTTAGCTTTAGGAGGTCAACTTAAATATAGTTGGTATGGTACTGAGTTCAGATTAGCTGATGGAGTAAATATAACTACAGGTACAGGAACAGGAACTAAAATTGGTTTAACACCTAGTCAAAAGTTAGGCTTTTACGGAAGAACACCCATCGAGCAACAGCCGGCGATTGCAAATTTACCAGCAAAAGACGCAACTACTCAGCAGATTAGAGATGCTACTCAAATGGTAATAGTAACATTGCGTAATTTAGGTTTGATTAGTATGACATAGAACACACATTCTCTTATCATTTTCTTTTGGATAGCGTATATTTAAAAGAAAAATAAGGGGATGTTTTAATTGGATATTTATGATCAGTTAGCTTATTGTACTGTAAAAATAAATTGTGATAATGTTTCTTCTGGTACTGGATTCTTTTTTAGATATGATATTGACGGGAATTATATTCCTGTGATTGTTACAAATAGACATGTAATGCAAAATGCTACTAATATTAAGTTGGTATTTTCATTGAATAGTTATTTTGAAGGTGATGAACGAAAAGTAGAGTTAGAAGAATTAAATATATTCGACGTGCAAAATGGAGTGATTTATCACGGTAATCCTAATATTGATTTGTGCGTTATTCCATTAGCTAATGTATTTGAATACTTTAATAAATATCAAAAAGACCCAAGAATAGTTTACTTAGGATTTGATATAATTCCAAGTAAAAAACAACTTGAAGATTTAAGATTTGTTGAAGAAATAATGATGGTTGGATATCCTAATGGAATAAGCGATTTAAAAAATAACTTTCCAATTTTCAGAAAAGGTATTACTGCTACTCATCCAGGTGTTGATTTTAATGGACAACCTGAATTTTTAGTTGATATGACAATAATACCAGGTTCAAGTGGTTCACCAGTATTTTTGATAAACGATAGTGGGTTTAGGGACAAACAAGGAAATATTAATATTGGTGCATCAAGATTATATTTACTTGGGATAAATAAAGCAGTATTTACTACAAATGCAGAAGGGAAAATAGTAGAGGTACCTGCACCAACAGAATTAAAAGTATATTCCCAAATTGGAATTAATCTGGGTATCATTGTTAGTTCGAACGAGTTGAAGTATTTCGAAAACGAATTTAGAAGGAGGCTTAATATTGGAAATACTCATTAATGGTAATGTTGTTGTTGGAACTTTAGAAGATATTAGAAAAATATTAGGAATTAAAACAATTGAAATAAAAGAAAAAAATAAAGATGAATTTAATATTATGCTTTGCTCAACCTCTAATCACACATGATGATTAGGGGTTTTTATTATAAATAAATTTAAAAAGGAGTTGATAGCCTTGTGATAAAGAAGTTTATTGATCGTTTAGATAATTTAAGTACTGAAGGCTGGATTGCTATCATGAATTACATCGACGTCAGTCTTGATATACTAAACGATAGAAGTCAAAAGAACGAAGAAAAAGTTGATAATTTACGTAAAGAGTTTGATGAGCTAAAAGATGAAGTTGGAGACGTTAAGGCTATCATAGACAGTAATACAGAATTAAGTAAGACGATTAAAAAAACAGCGCTTGGAACTGTAGTAACGCTCGTCATAGGTTACATCGGTTTCAAATTAGGAATAGTGAGGTGATAACATGAGAAGTCCTAAAATAAATGAGATTTTCGTAATGTTATTTAGTCTGTATGTATGGTTCACATTAACTGTTGAGCCTAATCTTTTCGTTTCAACAAATGGGAAATCGGGTCAAATTTATGCTACTTACATTGGTATGGTTGGTAATCAAGGTAATCTAGCTATCATAAGTGCACTAGTTTCAATATTATATTTTGCAAATCTGTTCACGAGAAAGTATGAAGTGATTACCTTGGTGCATATTATAGGATTGATTTACTACTTATTTATAAGTGCATCGTTTCTTATCAACTATCCAAATATTGCATTTGGAGTTATGAGTATGGTTAGTATATGGCTATTCTACGACTTGATGAAACTTATCGATAAAGCAGAAGAAGAAAAGAAAGAAAAAATATTAAAGAAAAACGGAATTAAGCATTAGGTCATTGACCTGGTGCTTATTTTAATTGGAGGAATTTATATATGAATAAAGAATTACAATTAGCTTTGACACGTTTAGTCGTGCTATTAATCGCAGTAATCAACTCAGCTCTAGCGCATTATGGAAAGCCATTAATTAAAAGTGACGAAACATTTATCTACCAAACATTAAGTGACTTATTTTTAATTGGATCTATTGCGTGGAGTTATTGGAGAAATAACAATATTACTCGCAATGCACAGCAGGCACAGGAATTTAAGAATGTATTAGATATAGAAAAAAACAACGAAAATATGGAGGGAAAATAATTATGACTAAAAACGCTAAGATGAAATATAAATTCGAGACGAAGCATGTTGCAGGACTACCGAAGTACAGATTTGAAACAGAGACGGGCAAACCACTGGCTGTTGTCTGGCATTGGGTAGGTAACTATAAGAGTTATAAATCAGGAGAAATTTCTTACATGAGCAATAACTGGATGAATGCATTCTACCATGCAGCATGTGATTATACAGGTGTAACAGAAGTAGCAAGTACAGATTATATCGCATGGGCGGCAGGACCCAAAGCTAATGGATGGACACTGCATATTGAAATGGTACATGCAGATACACGTGAGCAATTCTATAAAGCATTAGATTTCTATCTATTCTGGACTGCTTATCAGCACTATTGGTATGATATGAGTCGCACTGTAGATAATGCAGAAAATGATGGATGGGGTACAGTATGGACGCATAACGCAGTTTCAAGACATTTAGGTGGAACGGACCATATCGATCCAATGGATTACTTTAGTAAGTGGGGCGTTACGCTTCAACAGATGATTAATAAGACACAAGAGTATTTAAACGCACTTTACGCTGGTGATAGTACGAAAGTTGCAGCCATTGGAGAAGGTACGATTATAAAGACAGTTAGCAATCCTCAACCAGCGCCACCAACAACTGCAAAACCAGTTAAAAAAGCACCGCCAAAGGTAACTGCAGTGCCATCAACATTAGTGCCATTAGAATATGTAGTTAAACCTGGAGACACATTAAGTGGTATCGCTAAAAAATATAGTTTAAATTTAAGCGATGTGATTAAAATTAACCCTGGTATCAAACCGAACTTAATTAAAGTTGGTCAGAAGATTAAATTGAAATCATCAACACCTGCTAAAAAATCAGAAGCTGTAATTGCTAAAGAAGTTATTAAAGGCATTTGGGGTAATGATCCTCAACGTTCTACTAAATTGAAAAAAGCTGGATATGATCCAAGACGTATTCAAGCTTTAGTGAATAAAATGTTATAAGTTATAAGCCCTGCACTCGAATAGAGTGTGGGGCTTTTTTTATTTGAAGAAACAAGTATAATCTTATTGAGGTGAATTCTTTTGAAAAATAAATATATGATTGTACTTTTTGTTGTAATAGCGGTATTTGTTTCATCATTAATAATTGTATTCGCATTGAGTATAATTCAACCCGGAAGTACTATAGAAGCAATTGCGATTCCTATAGCTATTTTAAATATTTTTGCGACAGGATATGGTGCATACTTAGGGGCTAAGATATCCGGAGAAAATGCTACTCGATTAATGAAGAACGAGTTAATTATGTCGGATTTTAGAGAACATAAAAAAGAAGATATGAGATTCCTAAAAGAGTTTAGTGAAATTATTAATAATCATAATTTATATAAAGAGGTTGATATATTAACTTTCTCTCAACGTATTATTCCTACTATTAATGCTAATCGAGAATTCAACAAAGTTAAAACTGAACTTGTTGATACTTCTCAAATCATAGGATATCCTACTGAATTATTTATTCAAGATTTCGGAAATTGTGGGATTTCTGCTGCAAGACTAAATAATAGATTAAACGAGGATACTAAAAATTATATAGAAATTGATTTGAAAAAAGATAAGGATAATTATCAAATTAATACACACGAAGTAACATTCCATGGTTTATGTGATGTATATCATTCGGGACATAGGACAGCAGAAATAAAAGTGACGGTTCATGAAAAATTGACTAAATTAGAAGATTATCCAAGTAAGTGTATAGAAAGGTTTAGTCATAAAATCGTTATCGGAGAAATGATTAATTATATAATAGATCAAAACAAAGTTGAAATTAATAAATTCATAAAACAACTCAATAATAATAGATTGATTTTGAAGCAACTACAGTTTAAGAATGAAGAAGATTTAAGACTATACATTTTAAATTACTATGAAAAAGATTAAAAAGATGAATTTGTTAACTATAACCTTTTGATTATTTCGGTTATATAACCGAAATTTAGTAAATCCGGTTATATAGCCGGATTTTTTAATTAAGATTAATTAAATAACAGTGCTGTATATTTCAATAGAAAGTTAAATATTGAAGCGCCTACTTTAATAAAAATAGGCGCTTTTAATCTCAAAAGGATAAATTAGCTGTCCTCATCTAACTTCTAAGATAAATTTAAACTTCAAATACAATTTCTCATGATTATAACATGTCCTAACTTGCACTTCTTGATTGAATTCATCTATTTTTTCAATGATGCAATCAATTTCATGTAATTGATGATCATTGTGATAGATTATTGTACACGATGAAGGCATACACGAATAGTGATGTAACTTAACGTTGATTTCAATTATTTGTTCATCACTTAATGCAGGCATGTAAAAATAGTCTTGCGTTTCTATTTGACGTTTTATGTCGGCATACTGTTGTGGCATAGTAGCGAATGGCGCCCATTTAATCATGCCACGACCTTTAGGTATGTTTCTTTCAAGATATTGTGAAGGAACATTTTTATAATTAGTTTCTTCTATTAAGTGTTCTGGAACGGTAGGGTGGTTATCGTTTAAATTGTGGGCTTTCAA